TCATAATCCTTGTGTCGGGGGTTCGAATCCCTCCTCCGCTACCAACGCACCCCCCAAACCACCGGGTGCATAATCTCCCGTAAGTGCTGACAGGTATGTGAAGACGTCGAGTTCGTAACCATTCGCGGCGCTATCGCTCACGATGACGTGAGAAATCAGTTCGCGCATTGCTTCGATTTTCTCCGGGTCTTTCAACATTTCATAGTTTTCATATTCGGCCTTGGCGCGCGAAAGCAGCTTGATAAAGCGTTCGACGGCCGCCGGATGCAATTCAATAACCGGGACGGCTTCGCGTGCCGATGCGGCTTCATCTTCCAGCGCCTTCCGCTGTTCCTCCAACTCGGTCAAACGGGGCTTTACCCGGTCCAGATCGAGCACTCCGGTTTGAAACAGCGTGATAAGCCGCTCTTGCTCTCCTGCGACCTTGGCGAGCTTCGCCTCGATTTGTGACGCCGAGCGTGTTGCATTGTCGATATTGGCTCGCCGCTCTGCGACATATTCGCGGATATAGCGTTCGGCCGCTTCTTCATCTTCCAGCTTAGAAAGAATGCCGGTAACGACCGCGTGCTCGATACGCTCGGCGTTGTATTTGCGATTGTTGTCGCAAGAGCCGCTTTCGCGGTTCTGCGAACACTGCACCCGCAGCCTTCCGCCGTTGAAGCCGACGGAAGCCATACCCGAACCGCAGATCGAGCAACGCAACAGCCCCGACAAAAGACGCTTCGCCTTCTTTGTCGACGCGCCTTGTTCAACAAGTCGCGTGCGGTCCGCTTTGCGAGCCTGCGCAGCGTCATATGTTTCCCGGTCAACAATCGCCAAATGCGGCGCTTCGGCAATCTTCCATTCGCTTTCGGGATTGAAACGGCTGACACGCTTCCCGGTGTCCGGGTCGCGGACCATATGCACGCGGTTCCAAACGATTTGACCGTTGTAAAGAGCATTCACCAAAATGCCGTAAGAGCGGTTCTTGCTGCCGTTGATCGTGCTTGCATTCCATTTCGATCCACGCGGCGGCGGAACGCCCTCCGCGTTGAGACGCCCGGCAATGTCACGCGGCGACGCGCCGCCGACATACTCGCGAAATATACGGCGAATTACCGCAGCCTGTTCCTCGTTAATTGTGCGCTCGCCCGGTTTGCCGAGCACGACGTCGTAGCCGTAGGCGTTCCCTCCTGCGACGCGGCCGTCGTTAACGACGCCAGCCATGCCCCGGCGAACCTTGTGCTTAAGGTCGGAGAGAAACATCGACCCGAGAAGGCCACGAATACCGACCTGCACGGCATCGGCGACACCTTCATGCACGGCGATGATTTCGACATTGGCAAAAGACAGGCGCTTAAAAACGCCTGCCAAATCTTCTTGATCGCGAGAAATTCGGTCTAAGGCTTCTACGATAACGACGTCGAATTTGCGGGCCTTGGCGTCGTCGATAAGGCTCATGATGCCTTCTCGGCCGACAAGCGACGCGCTCGTTTGAGCGCGGTCGCTATAGGACTGGATTACGCGAAGGCCGTTCTTGCGGGAGTACTCTCGACATAGTGCCACCTGATCGTCAATGGAACGTTCTCTTTGCATGTCTGTCGAGTAGCGGGCATAGATTGCGGCCCGCCGGATTGTGGTGGTTTGATCGCGCAAGGCTTTTCATCCTTGAAATTGGCATTGGTGTCAGTGTTTTTGCAGTCCTCGCGGGCATCCACTTTTGCGAAAATGGAAACGAGGGATAACAGCTTCGGGTCGATTTCCTTCCCGCCGCTTTTTTTACCTTTGCGTTTTCTAACTATTTTTTCTAGCCGCCCGCGTGTTTCATCCTGACAGCTTGGCGAAAAATCCCGCTTTTTCGTTTCAGTCATCGTTGGTTTTCTCACAAACAGGGCAAGGTAATCCCCGCCGGATTTCGGTTGCCGCAAGATTGAATTGCCATCCAGCATCATGCCCGCACCGGAAGCATTTGAAGTGCCCTCCCTGCGCAGTTCGCCAGCCCGGCATTAAGCCGGGTGCTTCGCCGTGGTCGATCGCGTGCATTCGCACGACGCGGGGCTTGCGTGGGATAAGGCCGAATAGATCATTCATTTTTCCTCGCCTACCCATTCGTGAACGTCTCCCCGAATTGCTTGATTTTGATGCCCCACCGCGCTGCAAATCGCTCTGCGCCTTTCTTGTCGGTCGAAACCCGGAACCTTATGGGGTGGCGAAGCCGAGAGTTCTTGTAATATCGATCAACGGTCCACCCGATATGAAAGACCCCTGCGCCGAGGTCGACCGCGCTGTGACGGTAGGATTTTGACTTGCCGTGGCGGCCCATTATGCCGCCCTCTCAATCTGATCAATGTTCCCGAGGATGGGCCGGAAGGTGTAGGCGGCAACCCAAGGGTTGGCTTCCCACGCTGCGGGGCCATTGATTTCCGTCCAGAGCGATGCAAAGGACGCGATAGGACAATCGACATATCCGAGGCCGGAGGCGTCGCGATATCGCCGCCAGTGTCCTTTAGGCTGGAAGTCAGTGAACGGATCAATACCTTCCGCAATAGCATCTTCTTCGCTGATATCCTGCAAGCGCTCAACCTTGACGCCGGTCACTTCAAGCGTGATCCGAGAAGCCCACCGGGGCATATGCATAGCCTGCCGGAACTTCCCGGCCCAATCCGGCCGTTCTCCGATTTCCGGCCACACTGCGGACTTCCAGTCGCCGGGTGCGTCCTGATTTGCGATTGAACCTCCCGCTTCAAAGAAAACCGTCATCGTGCGCGGTTTCAGATCGCGGGGCGCTGTTTGGTCGTGCATGCGGGACACCCGCCACGCTTCGCGGACGTAAAGGCGATCGCCTTCATTGATCCGAAGGAACTTTCCTTCCCGGATTTGCCATTCGGCGGCTTCAATCACGCGGTCGCCCAACGATACCGTTCCCGATGCCGTCGGCTGCGGCTTTATAATCCGGCGCGTCTGCGTTTTGCCGGTGCCCGGATTTTCGATTTCCCGGAGGATCGCGCGCACCATCGGCGCGCTGAAAAGGATAGGAAGATCAGCCACGGCGCTTTACCTCCAAGTTGTTGAGGTACGTGTGAAAAGCCTGTTCGGTGATAAGCGGCATTACCCCGTGCAAGTCTGGCCTTTCGGCTTCCGACGCGATTTTTCCGATTACCATGCCAAGCGCGACATATGAGGAAGCCATATCCCGACCAGACAGGAGCCGGCGAACATCGTTCGCCGACTTTTGCGCTTGCTCGGAAATCATTTTTTCATCTTCGGTCATAGCCCTACGGACCTTTCTATCGCTGCGGCCTTGCACCGATCCCATGCGATCCCGCAAAGGCGATCAAGGCGGACGGCCTGAATTCGTTTCTCGCTACCGGCTTCGAAGCACCAAAATGAGCTATCGCCGAAAAGCCGCCTGTATCGGCGAAAGAGCTTGAACTTGCGGCGTTTCAGGTGTTGCGGAACAAGTCGCCAATGGGTTCCGCAAATCCATTCCGACGTGTTGTCCCGATTGTGTCGCGTGCGCGTGCAAAACGGGACGCAACAATTGATGCGCCCCTGCGTTTGGTCCGACATGCCCTATCTCCATTCCGGAGCGAATGGGATTTCGTCGTCCAGATCGCGCGAGAAACCGCCGCCGTAGCCGCCGGAAGATTGTCCCTTGTCGTCGTTCGAATACCTGCCGGATGACCTTGAACCGCGATCGTCATCGCGGCTACGCGAATTGCGATCCCCGCCGTTGTCGTCTTTGCTGCCAAGGAGATAGAGCGAGCCGCCAAACGCACCGACGACAACTTTTGTCGCCTGCCTTTTCTGTCCGTCCTTTTCCCATTCCTCGTTATCAAGCTCGCCCTCGATCCCGATTAGCGAACCCTTATTGACGTATGGGCGAATGACGTTCTCGATCAGAGAGTTATTCAACACCTTGATCTTGTGCCAAGTCGTTTTCGATTTGCGCTCCCCGGTGTTTTTGTCGCGCCATTCCTTGGACGTGGCGAGTGAGAACTCGGCGACTTGGTCGCCACTATTGAAGCGCCTGACTTCCGGGTCTTGCCCGACACGACCGACGAGAATTGTTTTGTTTATGCCTGCCATGGTTTTTCCTCGTGCGAAGCCCGCGTCTGCGCGCGGCTCCATCTGAATTCAGTGAAACTTTCAGTCGGTCCAAAGGACCGAGAGCGACGCCGCCGTCATGCCCGCAATGACAAGGGCGACTGTCCAATCCCGATGAACGAACTCCTCGCTCACAATCAGAGCGCACCGGCAGACCCCGAAAGTGCCGATAACGCGCATGATGATGCCGTCGGTTTTCATGGCTCCCACCTCATAGCGGCGAGTGCTTCCTCCCGAGCCTGATTTAGGTCCGCCATTGCTTGGTGCGATCCGCCTTTGACGTCGGGGTGAAGTTCTTTCGCCAGCTTCTTAAAACGAGCCTCGATAATGGCCGTCGTGACGTGATCGAAGGCCGCAAAATTGAGAACTGTTCGCCAATTACGTTTCTCGCCCTGCGGCGGGAGTGCCGTAAATCCGGCGAACATTTCCGCCATGTCGGCCACGCCGTAGCGCTCGATTGCCCGCGTAGCTTCAATGTGCTTCGCGATGGCTGCAATGTTGTCGGCAACGCGGTCGTAGCGGTCGCAAGGCAAGCAGTGCGGCTTATCGCCAAGGTGGAAATAGAGCGCGACGCCGCGGTCTTTCGGCTCTGCCTGCCCCGATCGTGGCAAACCATCGAGCCGAAGCTCGACATTGCTCGAAAGGACGTATTGTTTCGCGCCGAGAAGATCGACTTCGCGTTGAAGGCGGCCGAGCGCGTCGGCGATCGAAAGCGATTGCGTTTCCGCGTAGGATTTCCCCGGCCGGACAACCTTTTTGTTGAAGGTTGCGCGAACTGGCGAAGACGTTCGCGGCCGGTGAGACAGCCAATGAAGGGGGAAAGCGGCAGTCATTGAACCACCGTCACTTTCTCGGCCGCGCGGGTAATGGCCGTGTAAAGCCAGCGCTCCGGCTCCGGGAAGATGCCGCCCTCGTCAAAGACCATGACATTATCCCATTGACTGCCCTGCGCCTTATGGCAGGTGAGCGCATAGGCGTAATCGAAAGGCTGGAAACGGCGCGCATCCTTCCAATGGAGGTCACGCTCCTGCCCTCGTGTCCAAGCGTGGTGCGTGATGACCTCCACCGGCTGTTTCGTCATGCCGCTATCGAGCGGCGAGACATACATCGAAGTCGTGTCGCGAGACTGCCGGAGCACCTTGTCAACGTTCCAGATGCCGCCATTCAAGAGGCCCATTTCTCGATTGTTTTTCAGGCAAACCACGCGGTCGTTGACCTTGAAGTCACCTTTCAAGCCCTTCAATTCCCGGAGGCGTTGATTGAAATTGCGGCGGGTGTTGTTCTTCCCGACGAGGATTTGGTCGGCCGCGAGAACTTCGGCAGTGTCAAGGCTTTCCCTGCGAATGACGCGGCTATCGCCGAATGCGCCAAAGTCGAGGGCTTCGCGTTGCCGAACCTTCATCGACATGGCGATAATTGGATTGTCTGCCGCCTGCCGGTGAACCTCCGTAAGCATGAAATCGGGATCGCCTGCGGTGAAAAAGCCCTCGCCCTTGACCGGCGGAAGCTGCGCAGGATCGCCGAGAACAAGTACTCGCGTGCCAAATGACAAAAGATCGCGGCCGAGTTCTTCGCCAACCATCGAAACTTCGTCCACGATAACGAGGTCGGAAAAGCGAACTGCGCTATCGTAGTTTTTGACAAATCGCGGAATGGGGCTGTTCGGGTTCTCGATCTTATAAATCAGGCTGTGAAGCGTGCTCGCGTCCTCGCAGCCTTTTGAACGCAGGACGAGCGCAGCCTTGCCGGTGAAGGCTCCGAAGCAAACACGGCCGATATCCTCGGCGAGCCGACGCGCAAGCGTCGTCTTGCCCGTTCCAGCGTAGCCAGCGAGGTAGAACGTTTGTTTAGCGCCCGGGTCTTTAAGCCAGGCTGAAACCGCCTTGATGGCTTGATCTTGTTGGGGTGACAACTTCATTCCGCCGCCTCCATGAATTCGGTGATTTTTTCTTTGTCGGGGGCTTCATCGGCCATGATGGCGTGAACGCACGCTTTAAGCTTGCGAACGGAAACGGCGTTTCCGATTTGCTTCACCTTCTGCGTCTTCGTTCCGGCAAATTCGTAGTTTTCAAAGCCCATCGCTAAGGCGAGTTCGTGCGGCTCAAGCATTCGAAAAAGAATATCGAATTCGAGTTCGCCGCGATGCTCGCCAGTGTCGCAAGAAATGCTCTCGACGATAGCAAGCTCCCCACGATTTGCGCCCGTAATCGTTGGCAAAGGCTCGTGTACGCCTTGAACGCGATTTAACCCGCCCTCATGCGTGACAGGCAAGACAACTGCGAATTCTCCGCCCTTGGCTGTCGTTACTGTTTGCAAAGGTTCATCAACGGAACGGCTACTGTTACCGCCTTGACTATGCGTCACCGGAACGACGATGCCGAAACGGTCTTTCGTTGTGACCGTTGGCAGCGGCTCGGCTGTGTTCGTGCACGTTTCGCCGGAGCCGGAGCCATAGAACGGGGCAATAAGAGTGTGAGCGCCGCCTCTCCCGCCAGTTGTCGACGTAGGTAACGGCTCATTGACAGTCCGAGGCGACCCGCAGCTTGCCTGTGAAAGGACGAACGGCTCAACCAACATCGGCCGGGCGCACCCCGGACGCTCGCTCGTCCCGGCTCCGCCGGTCGTGACGGTTGGCAACGGATCGCGGACAGGGCGCGGCGATCCGCTGGTATGTTGCGACAAGATTATGGCTTCGGCCGTATATAAATGGGGAGCGTGTGCCGTTTGCGTTGGCAGTGGATCGGCCACGCCGGACGACTTGGATTTGCCTTTCATATTTACGATGACCGGCTCGGCAATGCCGATGTGTTGTCCTGTTGCCGTGATGGTCGGGAGAGGAACATCGATGCCTTGCGCTGCCATGTGATTACGCAAAACGACGACAAAAGGCTGTGGCCATTTGTGCTTGATCGCCCCCGCATAAATGCGCGCGAGAGTTTTCGGCGCGAGCGGCTTTTTTCGGTTGAAAATTGAACGGCCTTTGATCGACCAATCAATTATCTCGTGGGCCGGCCGCCAAGGTCGAACATCTTCGAAAAGCTCGGATTTCGCTTCCTGCCGCTTCTGATGCGTTGGCATCGGCCAGCGAACCTTATTGCCGTCTGATCGCGCCATAAGGATAAAGCGCTGACGTGTGGTGGCGTCTCCGAAATCGGCCGCATTTAATTTCCGCCACTCGGGATCAAAACCGAGCCGCTTTATAGTTTCGACCCATGCGTGAAAGTACTCGCCTTTACGTGCCTTTATTGGCTTGCCGGTTTCTGGATCGACAGGCCCCCAACCGCAGAACTCCCATACGTTTTCGATTATCAGCCGCTTAACCCGCAATTCGGTCAACCACGTGATTATGTGCCAAGGGTCGGAACGCTGTTGATCGCTGGTAGGCTTCCCTCCGCGCGCCACCGAATGATAGGTGCACGTCGGCGAAGCCATAAGTAGGTCAAGATATCCTTCTGGCACTATCTCGGTTGGACGCGCGACGGCTATATCTTGAATGTAATGGCGCGCGTGTTCATGGTTCCGGCGATGGGTTTCAATCGCCGTTTCCCAGTGATTTAGGCAAACCAGCTCCATTTCTAAGCCGAGTTCGTTGAACGCGTGGGCCGCGCCGGTCGATGATCCGCCCGCGCCGCAAAACAGATCGGCAACTAGATATTTTCTTGTCATACCTCGCCCCCTTCCGTCGCCGGCTGTTCGCCCGTCAAAACCGATGACGTCGTGGAGAGCTTTTGGGCGATAAGCACCAACTGCGCGGCCGTAATCGAATGGCGTCCCGCTTCGATCCGCGTAATCGAGTTTTTCTTGACGCCAATAACTTCGGCCAGATCGTCGGCCGACAGCCCGCGAAGGATACGGAAGGCACGTATGCGGCTTCCGATTTTGCTATTGAGTTCGTCGGCACGCATCACATTTCCCCCCGATTTTTCAGGTGGACGCGGGCAGTGTGGACGAGGTCCGGTTTGTCCGTGACCTTGCGGACTATCCATTTGAGATAGTCGCTCGGCACTTCTTTGAACGGCTTCCCGCGGTGCTCGCCAAATGGAACCGCTTTCAACAAACGCAAAGGCTTCTCGCCTTGCGTCCAATTGATCAGCGTGTCGACCTCGACGCCTTGGTCGATGACATATTTCAGAAGATGCGCGGTGACGTGGCTGTCGGGGCCTGCCCGGTGAGACATTTCCGCGATCTCACGGTCAACCGGCAAATTATGCAGATACCGCAAGAACTGGTTTTGATGCTTTTCAGCATCCGGCCAAAGATGAAGCGCAGCCTTGTAGGTGCAAATCATTGGCCGACCGCCGCCCGTAAAGAATTGCTGATCGAATTCCAGATTGTGCGCTGCGAAAGCGTCGGCCCCATCTGAAAGGGTTCGGAGGGCGACTTCGGGAGCCGGAGCGTCCACGAGGTCCGACTTTTCGATATGATGGGTGGATAACGCTCCGATCGACATTTCAAGCTGCGGTGCAGCTTCAAAAGGATTAACGAGCATTGAGGTCGTGCCGCGGACCTCGGCCTTGCCGCCCTCGACAAGAAGGTCAGTCCAACCGGCCTCAACGATGGCAGCGCCGGGAGGGAACCCGGTGGTTTCGAAATCAAAAACGCGAATAAGCATGTTGGTCCCTTAAAGTGGTGGTTAGGGATATCGGGGAGATTGGCGGCGACCCTTGCAGTGGTCGCCGCTCTCCAGCCGTTGCAGAAGTGATTAGAACGGGTGTTCCGCGTCGGGTTTGGACGGCGCGAGATAAGCCGAGCCGGCTTCTTGCAAAAATGCTTCCCGGGCTTCGTCACGCTTGCGCTCGACCCGTTCAAGAGCCTTTTGGACGGCCACACCAAAGCCGTTGTTTTTCATCATATCGTTGATGACCCGCTCGGCGTTCCCTGCGACAACAGGATCGGGATGCTCGACTTTGATTTTGAGCCGGTGTCGACCTCCCTCGTCGGCAAACTGCCGAATGAGTTCCGCAAGGGCTTCGGCTTCGCGCCACTTATCCATAAGCTTTGCGTAATGGGTGCGTTCGCTGGTCAATTGCGTGCCTCCGCTTCTTCCTCGGCCGCGGCGTCGTAGCCTTCAAGCCAAGCGTTGCGCTCCTCCTCGCGGCCCCTCGCGTTGAATTCGCGCGGGCACGTTTCACGTGGCATGCCGTTGTGGAATGCGTCGTGCCCCTTATCGCGAGCGATTTCGAGGTCGTCGGACGTCGGTGGAAGGATTTCAGCGTCCTCGTCGGCAGGCTTTTCCTGTTTAGGCTTGCCGGCCTGTTTCTCGGCGGGCTGTTTCGTTTCGGCCTTTTTGCCGCCGTTCGTACCGGCCTGATCCTTCGTCTTTTCGTGGCCGTTTTCGCCTTTGGCGAAATCGCTCATTTTCTGGCTGGTCGACTTCTTCTCGCCGTCCCCACGCGTTTGAGCGCCGAACATTTCTTCGACCGTGGCCTCCCCGCTCTTGAGAGCGGACCGCATGCCGGTGAGCGTGGGAATATGCTCAAGGGTTATGTCGTCCTCGCCAGCAATTCCGAGCGAAGCGAAAATCTGTTCGGGCTTTACGCCGAACGCTGCAAACGCCTTGAAGATATTCTCCCGCCGCTCCGCCAGCGTCTTGACGTCGCCCCTCACGACCTTTTCCGCCTCCTCGTAGGCTTTGCGCCAAACAGCTTTCGGCACGCCACCAAGGATTGCATTGCGTTTTGCAATCGAACATGCGGCGTTGCCAGTGACGATAATCATGTCATCGGTAAGCAGGCCGCCGTTTTTATTGCTAATCCGACGACGAACGCGGGCCGTGGTCGCGGTGTTCGTTTCAAGATCGTGGAATATGCCTTCTGCCTCGACGAATTTTTCAACTCGGTCGACATGCACCACACGAGCACCAACGCGACAGTTGCCCCACTGCCCTGCGATGATTTCCGCGAGCCGGATGCTTGGGCCGACGATTGGCTTTCCGCCACGAGGCAAGGCATAGCTACATTCTTCTGCCGAGTGCTCGTCTATGGTGACGAGGGAGAGAATGTTTTGCGTCACCCGACTGACAAGGCGCGGATAAAGCTTCGCAGTAGCTATCTGCTGATCAATTTCAGCCTTGGTTAGCCCGATAGCGAGGCTCATTTGCTCCGATGACGTCGGCGCGGTGATAACCTCCCCGTCCGCCGTGATTAATTCTTGTCCTGACATTTGGACATTTCCTTCTGTGGTGGTTGAAAAGTGGCCCGGGCTTCGCTGCGGCACGCTGATCCGCGACTACTCGCCGGGCCTCCGGCTACCGCGCCGGATTAGAAGCTCCCGACGAAGCCCGAAGCGCTGGCTTTTCGACGAGTTTTCGGGAGTTTTTCGGCTGCCTTTTCCTTGGCATAATGAACCGCAGGCGTCGGCAACTCGCCGATGCGTAAGAGTTCTCGCAAGAGGATGCGCGCGCCTTCGGCGTCGTTCATGGCTTGATGAGCGCCATTCAGATCATGCCCGAAATGAGCCAATGCTTCGCCGAGATTAGGGAATTTGAAGCCGCCGCGATTTGCATTCGGAATTCTGCAAATCTTCATCATGGGGCGCATTACACAGACGTTTTTCGTCTGCTCAAAAAGGTCCGGTACGCCTGCGCGACGCATTTCGCCCCGCATGACCTTAAGGTCGTACTGTGCATTGTAGGCGACCACGACCAAGCCCCGGAGAACTTCATCTGTGTACTGTTTCAGAACGACGCCGATATCCGCACCGTTTGCGTGCAAAAACTCGTCCGTCAAACCGTTGACAGCACCCGCAGAGCCTTCACCCTGCGGCATCGTCCAGCCATTCGGGCGAACATAAATGTCCTGACGATCAAGCTCTTTGCCTTCCGCGTCGGCCCAAATCATAGCCAAATGCGCGAGGCGGGGCTGTCCTTCAGCATCAGCCGGTTGCGTGAAGTCAAACAAGCCTGTCGTTTCGGTGTCGATAACAAGATACTTCATGGGATTTCTCTTTCCGGCCGCGCCGGTTGAATGGGTTAACCGGCGATCAGCGGAACGTAGCTTTCACGTCTTCGAAGACTTCGACGCCCGGGATTTTTGTGTTGCCCTTGTGAATGGCGACCTTTGAGCGGATCGCCTTTTCGATATCTTCAACACGGAAGAAATCTTTCAGGCTGTTGAGGTCGACCGCAGCCAGGTCAACAATGCGGAAAGCCCATTTCGTAGTTGCCGAAGCGGTGACACCGTTGCCCGTGCGAACTTTCGTCAATTCGGCCGCGCTCGCAGTGGTGCGCTGTTCCGCACTGGTTGCCTGATGGCCGAGGCTTGCCGCCTCGTCCTTCTTGCGCTCCGCAGTGCTTTCGCGCTTAACCTCTTGGGCTTCCTTGAGCTTGCGCTCCTCCTCGGCGCGAAGGCGCGCCGCTTCTTCGGACGCCCGACGCCGCTCCGCTTCTGCCTTGTCGCGCTGATAAGAGGATGCGAGAGCTTCAAACACGTCGACGATGCGGTCGAGACGATCAGTCAGGGGATGGAAGAACTGGTCGACTTCACGTCCGCCCTTTACAAAAGGTTCCTTCTCAACCTTCCGAGCCGCTTCGATGCGCTTCGACAAAGCCTTAGCATCGAGCACGATTTCGCCGAGCGGACCGAGGTCATCGTCGCTTTCGATCTTTTGCGGATGCGCATTTGCGCGATCCGCGATCGGCTCGATAAGCTCGACCAAATCTTTGTATTGATCCGCAAGAACTTCTTTTATAGGGGGATTATTCCCGCCGATAACGGCGCGTTCATTCGTTTCAGCTACCATAGCGAATGGTGCCTCCTGTTCGTGGTGGTTCAGGGGTGCATCGGGACCGGCGACGTTGGGTTGCAGCCTTTAGCCGCCGGTCCACCTTTCACGCGTCAGGCGGAGGGGTACGCAGGACGCGGAATTCCTTGGGCGGGGCGAAATACCCGGCGCGCTTCTGCGTCAGCCAAGTAATCTTTTTCCCGCCGGCAAGATGCGCAATCGAAGCGCCTTGCATTTTGTGCTTAATCTCGGCTTCAACCGCCGCGACCTTACTTTCGACTTCGGCCACGTCCGCTTTCAGGCGGTGGCGATCCGCAATCAATTCGTAAATTTGGTTGTCTCGCGTGAGGTCGATTTCCTCGCCGTCCTCCCGCTCATACATTCGCTCGATAAGGTCAGCGTCGAGGCTATAGTCGGGCACAATTTCGGCACCACTTTCGACCAGCTTCCAGAACTCCGCGCACTTTGCGCGAATACGCTCGATAGCGCCGTCAAGAATGGGGATATCGATGATCGGCATGTCGATGCCGTGACCTACAACAATAGGCGCAACCGCGGCCCATTTGCTGCCGGTCAAATAGGCTTCAACGACTGCCTGCATGGCGATCCAGAACGGCGGCTCGGGAGTATCACTTCCGGCCAGCCACTTCCGGCGAAAGACGCCCTGTTCAACTGACTTGATTTGCACGATCCCCGGCCCGCGCTTTTTATCGACCGCGAGCACGTCGGGAGTGGCACCAAGGCGGACTTCATCGTCGCGCCAATAGTCGCCGGGATTTGTGTTGTGCTTGATTTTCCATGCCGGCCGTTGACGACGCAGGAGTTTTACCGCGACTGGCTCCAATAGCTGGCCGCGAAGCATGGCCGGAGTTTCCTCCGGGTCCGCCTGGACCCGACCCGATTTGAACGCCCAAAGCGCATAAGGCGTTACGAATTCATGAACCCCAAACAAAGCCCCAACGACCGACGCCGTGACGTCTCGCGACCTGCGAGCGTGCCATTCGGCACTTGTCCTAACGTTGATCCGCTCGATTGTCATTTCGCTTTCCCTGCCCCGATTTCTTCTTGCGCCGCCTTCGCAACTTCAACCGCCAATGCCTCGATTGCTGGTTTACCGAAGTTAGCTTTCCGTAACTCCTCGACCACGTCTTCAAAAACAGATGGGTCGACACTATTTTCGATAATGGTATCAATCATTTGACGCTTGATGATGCTGACCAGTGAAGCCCTCACCGCGCCTGTTGCCTGAATAATTTTGGTCATTTTGTTTCCTGCCATCGTTAACGCTTCGAAAGGAAATCGGCCTTCCTTAAGGATAGGTTTTGACACGGGCGGCGGGAGGTGAGGATAACTTTCCTATTTCTCCGTGGAACTTTTTTAAGCCGCTGATATTCCTTGCGTTTGCCAAGGAAGATATGTCCAAACCCCGCGAATTCGTCGCAGGTCAATCGGCAATCGTCGTAAACGATTGGTGCAGTTTTTCACTCAATTTCGAGATTGTAGAAAGAGGGGAAATCATCGGCATAATGTATCCTGATTTGTCGTAACCATTCGTTTACGAAGATAGAAATAATCTAACTTTTCAGACCTTGCAATCCATAAAGTTTGAAAATCTCTAACTTTTTGTCAGGATGATTTTTTAAATATTAGAAATCAATCAGTTAGATTGTGAATATTATAAAAATGGGACAGGGGGTATAAACCCCCTGTCCCTAATCTAATTATATAAATATCTATACGCGCGCGAGCGCGAGGATCAGAAAACCATAATCGCTTGAAGCACCAAGCCGAGCACCGACACCTCCTCCGAAGCGTACAAAGGTTCTATCTCGCCTTCGTCTGGAAGCGCGTCAAACCTTATGCCCTTCGCGTCAAAGGCGACCTTGCGAACTGTGATTTCTACCTTGTCCTCAACAGCCGTTCGGGAGACGACCACGACGTCACCCGCTATCAACTCTCTGCCGACTTCCCTCAATGCGTCGGTATTGGCGATTAGGACGAAAGCCTCACTCGGGATATTCAGCCCGACAGCATGCCCGCCGCGAACTAGATAGATCGCTTGCGCCTCGGCTGGATAACGTGGATCGGTTTCGATGGCGGCCGACAGCCCCTTTGGAACCCCGGCACCGGGGGACCTTAGTGCCCCTGCCTCGGCAATTCCGGAAACTTTGGTACCGTCGGGGATGCCGCCCCGTCGGGGTGTGCGCTGTTCAAGCGTGAGGTATTCCGGGTCGCAATCCAGCGCAGCGGCGGCCGCATCAAGGTGCTTTGGATTAAAGCGGTCTTTCTTGTACTTGCCGTTTTCGAGACGAAATAGCTCGTAGAAGAAATTTCTTGTCAGGCCGCCTCGCTTGGCAGCTTCAAACGCATTGATGCCGAGAGCATCAAGCCGCCCTTGGACCCGTTTCCGCAAAACGTCACTCATTCACGCATCCCCTTTTTGACGCTTTTATAGGTCAAAAATTTTCAATCTGTACGCCCGAGTACGACAAATAAAACTTTTCACATAGAAATCAACTATTTTCTATCTACTGACAGTTTCGATATCGTGCCCTATTGCAGTTAGACAAAATCTAACTTAACAAATGGTGCATGAATTACCTCGATCTATTCCGAACCAACATTCGAGTGACGATGGATGCATACCGGAAAGCGACCGGGTGCAAACAGACGAAGCTCGACGAAATTGTCTCCGGGTATCGCACGTTTTCGCAGACGATTGATCGCGTCGATATGCGCGCCGGGACATACGACAAGATCATGTCGCGGTTTTCCGCGATTTGGCCGGAAGGCGTGGCTTGGCCGGCGGGCGTCGAACGCCCGGAGCCTGCCATCCTCGATGCTCAAACCCTCAAACTCGTATCCGAGAACCGGAAACCCGTTAGCGGCATTCATCCCGAATGGCCCGTTGGGGAAGCATGGCCCTTGGATATTCCGCAGCCCGTCGCCGTCTAAGACGCGACCGAAATCAAGGAGCATGCAGCATGGCAAGACGCGCAAAAAAGGCTGACGTTACGTCGAGCAAGTCGTCCATCACGGCCGAAGAACTGCGCCGCGTAGTAAACCAGTTCATGACCGAAGCCGCCGAGGCATCCGAACATAACGGCGCGGCCGGATCGATCGTCAAGAACGCTTTGGATCGCCACGGCATGGACCGCAAGGCTTTCCGCTTCATTCTCGGCCTCGCCAAGATGGAAACCACAAAGCGACAAGCTACCCTTCGCGGCGTGATCGAGCTTGCCGACAAGATGGGCTACTTCGACGACGTCGATATGTTCGATGACGTCATTTCGACGATGGCGAATATCGTCGACGGCAAGCGCCCTGCCGAGGAGGACGCTCCGAAGAAGGCCAAGGCTCCGCTTACGCTCGCCACCGTGAATTAGATTGATAGTGCGCGCCCTCTGCAACCGGGCTGCGCACATCAAGGCCGGTGCCTCCGCCTCTCACTCCCTGCGTTGAAGGCACCGGCCACCGATTACGGGCCGGGCATCCATTGCCCGGCCTTTGCTTTACCAAAACCACCACAAGGAAAGTGCTATGCCGATACAGCGTCTATCAGTGACGACCGTCGTCCCATCGCGCCGCGATCCCTACAAATACATTTCCCTGACGTTTGAGACCGAAGCCGATAGCTTTGACGACGTTTTCGAAAGGCTCGCGGAAGACGGTTGCTTAAAAGGCCACCGCATCCAGACGAACGAAATTGCAGACGGCACCCGAGTGGCCGTCGAGCGCACTCCGCACATTGTCGGCTTGAACGGCGTTGCGGTCATCTGCCCGGTTCATTTCGATTACGTTTATTCGCAGGAGATTTCCGAAGATGCGTAATCTCCCACAGCGCATGATTTTGTTTCTCGACGTTGCTACCCGCACCGGTTGGTGTGCGGGTCGCCCAGGCGAAACGCCGGAGTACGGTTCGAAACGCCTCGCCCCCGAGGAAGCCCCGCCGGTCGCAATAGTCGCGCACTCTCAAATCTTCACTTGTGAGTTGATCGAAACCTACCGCCCAAATGTCATCATTGCTGAAAAGCCGGTTTTTGCCGGTGCGATGAAGGGCAAGACGAACCACAAGACTACGCGTCTCTTGCAGTGCCTTCCTTGGGCTATGGCCGCGACGGCCTACCACGAGAAAGTGTTCGACTACCGCGAAATGGATCAAGCGTCGATCCGCAAGTTTGTTCTCGGGCGCAAGCCGACGACAGGCAAAGCGAAAGAGGAAGTCATGCGGGCGATGCAAGACCTCGGCTTCAATCCGCAGGACGACAATGCATCGGATGCAATTGCGGGCTGGCTTTTCGCATGCAACGCCATTGCGCCGGACGTGAACCCCGCTCACACGACGCCGCTTTTCGAGCACAAGCAAGCCGATTTGAGGTTCTGATATGAGCCGAAAGCGCGCCGGTCTTTGGACCATGTTGCAGACGGCGTCACGCGAGGCGGACCGGATTTATGGGACGCAGAAAGCACTCGTGCGCAACGGAATGCGAGACAAGCCCTGCCCCGAGCAGATCGCAAAAGCAGACGTCTTTTCCGACATTGCCGATCTCATTTCGACGATTATCCCGGTCAAAGAAGACGTCGCGAAAGTCCTCGCACCCGTTGCCAAAGCAAGAGCGAAACCCGGTCAAGCCGGGTTCGCCGATCAGCAACCAGACAATCAGAACGACAATCCAAATTAATAGGGGCGGCTTTCGATGGCTGACAATGGCGATAAGTTTGCAGGCTTTGCCGGTGCGGTAGCCCGTGAACTACTCGGCGAGCCGAACACGCACCTTTCGAGCAAAACCGAGCTTCGTTTCGGCTCCAAAGGGTCGATATCGGTCGATCTTGCGAAGGGAACATTCTTCGATCACAGCGACAACACGGGCGGTGGCGTCCTTGCCCTTATCGAACGTCAAACCTCCCGAAAGGGCCGGGAGGCAGTCGAATGGTTGCGCGAGCATGGCTTCGACGTTCCCGATAGGGAACACGAGCGCGGTTCCAGCAATCGCGACTATGGGCCGGAAGACGGCAATTCTCGCCGCAATGACGAGAATATGAAGCCGGTCAAGACGTGGGATTATGTCGACGAGAAAGGCGAACTGCTTTTCCAAGTGGTGCGGCTTGAGAACGGCGAGACGGGAAAAGACGGAAAGCCGGTGAAGACGTACCGACAGCGCCGCCCGGACCCGAGCAAGGGCGGTGGCTGGAACTGGTCGACGAAGGGCGTCCGGCAAGTGCCTTACCGCTTGCCCGATCTCCAAAAGGCTCTTGAAAAAAAGCATATCGTTTTTGTGGTTGAAGGCGAGAAGGCGGCGGACAAGTTGCTCGACCTCGGTGTGCCGGCAACGACAAATGCGCGCGGTGCCGGGAAATGGCTCCCGGAACTTAGCGATTATCTCAAAGGGGCGCGGGTTGTCGTGCTCGCGGATGACGACCCGCAAGCACGGCACCAAAAGACCAATGAGCCACTATTCCACGATGATGGCCGCCCGAAATTTGTAGGCATCGACCACGCAAACAGTGTCGCAGCTTCATTGCTCGGGAAAGCCTCGGACGTTCGCGTCGTCCAGTTGACGGATAATAAGAGGAAAGAAGACGTCGTCGACTGGCTTGATGGCGGGCATACGGTCGAGGAGCTTTACCAGATCGCGGCCAAGGCTCCAAAATTCACGCCTCCCGCCTTCAAATCGAAGTTCAACGCGGTCCCGTGGGATGCTTTCGACGCCCCGGCCCAAGAGCACGAGCATCTTATCAAGGGCATTCTGACGCGTGGGGAAGTGTCTATCGCTTCCGGCGCATCGCAGAGCGGCAAGACGTTTGTGATCCTCGATGCGGCAATGGCTGTTGCTCGCGGCGTAAACTGGATGGGCCGGAAAGTCCGCAAAGGCGGTGTCATCTATCAGGCCGGTGAGGGTCAAAAGGGCCTGCGCAAGCGCATCAAGGCATATCGCCAATGGCACGGCCTCATTTCGTCGGACAATCTGCCATTCGTTTTCATGCCTGCCCGTCTCAACCTTTACCAAAATGATGACCAGACAAACGAATTCATTGAGGAGGCGAAGCATTGGGCTTCGACCTTTGACGTTCCGCTTGAACTGGTCGTCATCGATACATGGGCGACGGCAACCGTGGGCGCAAACGAGAACGACGGGAAAGACGTCGGGTCGGTGCTGGAACGTGGCCGCAGGATTTCGGAAGCCCTGAATTGCCACGTCCTATTTGTGCACCACATGAACGCGGATGGCACCAAGGTCCGCGGGCATACGTCTCTCATCGCCAATCTCGAAAACGCGCTAATTGTCCGGCCTGTCGACGGCTTACGTGACGAAGACGGCCGCCAAATTCGCGAAGTCTATCTGCAAAAGAACAAGGAAGGCGAAGCGGGTTTCGCGCTTCGCTTCGCTCTTTCGCAGGTCAAGATTGGCACGGACGAGGACGGCGACCCGATAACCTCATGCGTTGTTATCACGCCTAAGGGTGAAGGATCGGACGAGGCACCGGAAAAGCGACCGAACATTTCCGACAAGGAGAACGTGCTCCTCAAGGCGATCATTAAGGCGCTCGACGAACACGGCAGCGATGCGCCGCCCGTGATGGACCTCCCGGGCGACGTCCGCATCGTTCATTGGCAAAAGGTCATCGAGGCTTTCGACAAGCTGGATTTCGAATACGCCATTGAAAAGAACGACGACGAGAAGGCGCGACAGCGCAAGCTTGATGCACGTCGAAAGGAACTCGGCCGCCGTGGCGAACGCCTGTTCCACAAGGGGCTTATTGCTCGCGACAGTCCGTTTGTTTGGCTGACGCCGAAGGCGAAGCGTCGGCTAACCCGTTCCGACGACGCTCGGCAGCCAATCACACCCGCAGAACCAAGCAACGTCAATATGGCGGCCGTTGAAGAAGCGGGCGCGCTATGGGGGAACGATTGAGACACTACGATGATGTTTGGACCCCGAAACTTGTCGGGGAAGTTCTTGTCGATGCTGCGAAATGGTCGATTGCCAGCGCCGGCCGCACCGGCCCGGCCGACGACCGAAACGGCATCCTCGAAAAGCTCGACCCGGAGAATGTCACTCCATCCCGCAAGCGGATGCTTTCGCCTGCCCGCGTTTCGCTACTCGAAAAGGCGATCCTTTGGCCCGCGAATTACCTCAAGGGGAACGACGGCGCTGCGCGCGTGCTGCAACTTTGGTTGCGGTGCAAATGCACTCGATACCGCTTCGCGCACGCCGTTGATGACAAGGGATGGAGCCGTGCAACGGCCTACCGCCTTCGCGACAAGGCACTCTCGACCATTTCCCAAGGATTGGACCGCGATCGAATTGAGGTTCCGCGCCGATGACACAGCCAAATCTAATCTTCATTCGTCGTGCACGAAAGTCGGCCTGCCCGGTTCGGGTGTTTCAGAAACGGCCATATGCCAAGGCGGCCGCCATTGGAATGCACCGGGCCGGGGTTAGTCAGCGGGAGATTTGCCGGAGGCTGGAAATCAGTCAATCCCTCCTGACCTCGTTTATTACCCCTTTCTCGATCTTTCGGCTTTAACGAACTACACACACGCCGAGGCGACCAGCCTCGGCAATTTAGTTTTGTTGACTACCCGCATCCCGTCTGCACAAAATAATAGAACTGATCGGGGCGGGATAGGACGATGCAAGAAACAAATTGGGCACTTGAAATAACAAAAATAATTCCGGCAACGGTAATAGGTTTAGGCGTCGGATATATTGCTTATATGCAATGGAAGACAGCACATACGAAAGTTATAATTGATCTATTTGACAAGAGGCTTGCAATATATGAAGCGGTTTTAGAAGCGGTAACGCTGTCAAACATCGACGACGGTTCCGGCTCACAACTTCGAGAGGCGCATTCAAAGCTTTTTCGAGCGCGCTCCGATGCGACATTTCTCTTTGGAGATGAAATCGCCTCAATAGTCACGGAAATTATCAAATGCGTAAGCCTGCAAAGACGCAACGAGAGGCGGCTTAATCGAGATTTGCCGGAAGATGTTCGGCTTCGATTGGCGGATGAATTGGAGCATGCTGCAAACAGGCAGGATAAGCTTTCAAGAGATTTTCAGACGGCCTGCCTTCCGTTTATGCAAATCATTCCAAAAAAAATTCGCAGCCCAGTCGAATGGCTGCGAGAAAAGAACGCCAAACGTCTCAGTTTTGCCGATGAGAAACAACGACCAAGAGAATAATTTCTTTGCTATCCGCTAATTTTTTGATTGCGTTTGGATTAGCATATTGCTAATTTCAACTCATGAAACAGATCACTTACTCCCGTGAAGCGACCAAGACCCTGATCAAGATGCCAGCCAACACGGCGAAGTTGATCCGGTCAAAGATCGAACAATATGCCGCCGATCCGGCAAGCCTTGCGAACAACGTTAAGGCACTCAAGGGCGGCGAAGGCGTTTTCCGCCTGCGGGTTGGTGACTGGCGGGTGCTTTTCACAGACGAGGGAGAGATTATTGCGATTGTAAGGATCGCCCCACGCGGAAGCGTTTACGAATAGGAGCAATAGAAATGGACGTTCAAATCATCACCACTCCGGACGGCAGCGAAATGGCCGTTCTTCCAAAGGCTGAATATGACAGCATGCTTGAAGCCCTCCGCGATAAGCAGGACGTTTTGCGCGCTGAAATCTTCCGCCTTAAGGTCGAACGCGGCGACGAAGAATTGATCCCGGCCGAGTTCGTCAATCGCATGATTGACGGTGAGAACAAAATCAAGGTCTGGCGTGATTATCGCGGTATGAGCGCGAAGGCGCTCGCCGATGCTGCCGGTATCAGTGCCGCCTACTTGTCGCAGATCGAAAAGGGGGTCCGCGAAGGCTCGCTCGATGCGATGAAGAAGATTGCGGAAGCGCTTAAGGTCACGATCGACGAACTCGTTTAAGCGGTGAGATTTGCCATGAAAATCCGACAGCGCCGTAATGGTGATTGGTGCATGGAGCACAACGGCGTGGAAGCGCCGTATGACGTCGAGAAAGAAATAGGCGGGGCTTTTTCCGTTTACGATCTTGACGACGAGGATCGCGAAAAGCCGATCGCTTTTCATGTCGATCAGGACACGGCAGAGGCGCTTGCCCGCGCTCACTTCAAAACAATCGCGGGCAAGCTTGGGCTGCGGGGAAATTGATTATGATTATGCCCGGCAATTCGCGCGAAGTGGTTGTCAAAGCTCTTGAGGGCCTTTCATCCGCGCCCAACATACTTGCGAGCAAGGTTATCAATGATCTTGACGACGCCGGTTTCCGCGTCGTCGAACTCGACGAGCTAACGGGCATCATCCGCGATTTGCTGGATATGACCGACGGAAACGGCAGCATGCACCCGTCCGTCATCCGAGCGAAGGCACTTATTGAAATCTTGTCAGCATAGGAAGGGTCGCCATGTGCGGACGGTTCACACAGACATACACATGGGCCGAAATTTACGCGATGTATAACCTGACTGCGACAACGCCCCGGAATATTCAGCCTCGCTACAACATCGCCCCGACGACGCAAGTCGGCGTAATTACGCAAGACGGCGAACACCTGGCTTATTCAGAAATGCGCTGGTGGCTTGTTCCGTCATGGTGGTCGAAGGATTTGAAAAGCGTCCCGGCGACGTTCAATGCTCGCGCGGAGGATATCGAGCAAAAGCCCATGTTCCGCACTGCGATAAAGCGAACCCGCTGCCTTATCCCGGCAACAGGCTTTTTCGAATGGTCGGGACGGAAAGAGGCACGCTTGCCATGGTTTATCTCGGCCAAGGATGGGCGACCGTTGACGTTCGCCGGACTGCATGACCGTTGGAAGGATCGCGAAACCGGCGAGGAGGTCACAAGTTGCACAATCATCACCTGCGATGCGAACCCCTTCATGCAGCAAATCCACACCCGCATGCCGGTCATTTTGCAGGAAAGCGACTGGCGAGCTTGGCTCGACGAGCCGCGCGTCGATCTATTGAAGCCGGCGAATGACGATAACTTGCAGGCGTGGCGCGTTTCCACGAACGTCAATTCGAGCAGGTATCAGGGCGAAGACACTATGCAGCCCATCGAGACGGGCGATTTACTGGACGGCTAAATTCGTCGCCCTACCTTCACCGTCAAAGAGGGAGCCGTCGATATGCCAGTTCATTTGAAATCCGTGTCGGAGCCAAAGCGCAACGGGAAATACCCTGACCGCAATATCGATTGTCAGGAAGCCATTGCGGGCCTTGTGGTCGATATCATCGAACAAGCGGAAAAGGCCGGTTGGACGGCCGTGGAAGCCGCCCGAGCGATCAACGATGTTTCGCGGGGGCTGGTTGTCGGCATTCAGGGGAAAGACCCGCTTGAATGACCTTCCCCCGTTCCTGCGCGAATTATTGTTCCGTCGAATAGCGCAGGTCCATGGGTTGGCATGTCCCGCTTATAGTTCTTCGCTCGACTTCAACCCCTCGAATGTCCATCATTTTTCTAATCGAGTAAAATTTTTTCGATCCGCTATCGTAAGCAAGTATGAGGTGTTCCTCGTCATTCTTGCATGTTCGCTGCGTGCCGACGTCTTCGCAGTCATTTGCCCGATCAGTTGCTCCAAAGGGCCAGACGATTGACATACTGGCCAACCATGTTGCAACGATAAACTCCGACCCCGGCTTAATTTTTCTCTCATTACTGTCGTCTGTTTCCAGCGCACATCGATACACACCACTGATATCCGGGTTTGATGCTTGTGCGGACGATGCGACGATAGACAAAGCCATTCCGGCTATTAAAATTGTTTGCATTGTGCCCTTCTCCAATGTCGGCAACGACCTATCAACGATAATTGCACCACGGCTCGCGCTTGCCCCGCCAAGGGCGGGCAAGTTCTTCCTCAATTAAGATCGACCCGACGTCAACGCCCTCGACGTAGGCTGTCGCAAGCGTGCGGCCGTATCGATCCTTGATGCGGCCGGACTTAGGGTCGCCCCGTTCCATTTCAAAGCCCGGTGACGCAAGCAACTCCTGCAAGCGGCGTTTGGCGACGCGCCCGAGGCGTCGCTCGGCATCGCATTTCGCGTTGCGGGTTTCCGGCGCATCGATATTCGCAATGCGGACATGCTCGCCATCAATGACGAATGTATCGCCGTCCAATGCCTGCGGCGCGCTGGTCGCTATCGCGGCCGCTAAAATCAGTTCGATCATGTAAGCCCCCGTTTAGTATCCTCTCGCCGACTTCGGCAGTGGAGCGGCAACCGCCCCGGCCCCCGAATTGCTCGGGAAGTCGAACAAGAGCCGAACCCGTCTCGACCCGCAGGACGGGCACTTCATGCGATCCTGCAAAAAGGTTAGCGGCATATCCCTGCCGCGCGTGCAGACGAGCGTTTGAACGTCAAGTTCCGCGCTAAACAAGCATTCGCGAACCGACTTCATTGCGTCTCTTTTGCCCCACGCGCACCGCAGCCTAATGCGGACGCTGTGCGTGTAGGCATCTCCTAATGTCTCAATCTGCATGAGAACATCATGAGAACAAAATTTGACGAACGTCAATGCGCAGCTAGTTCACGAACAGAAACCAGCGTCGGAATAGCGCAGGTTTTCCCCGCTGTTCAATTATCGATTAAGCGGTCGGTGACGGCGAACCCGACGAGCGCTTTATAAGCGGAAAGCGCCGAAATCCCCCATAAAACCGCGTGAACGTACCACGGCCAGACCTCGGACCCGAGCCAATAATTCAGCCCAACGCACACGATGGCCCCGAATATCCCGGCCATAATCGCAAGCTTTTCGGATTTCTTCACATGCCCTCTCCCGCTTCCAAGTCGGGAGAGAGGCTAGTTCGAATTCCGACCGGGTTCAATTCCCTTGTTCTATTGCTTCCGACAAAGCGGCTCGGGCCTCCTCCAATGCGGCCAGCTTTATTTCGAAGCTGGCAATTGTAGCCAGATGCGAACGTATGATTACGTCCTTTTCCGCCAATAGCTTCACAGCCTGCGAGCGGAGACAGAGTAAGTCTCCGGGTTTGAGTTGACGGCTCAACATATGACCGGCGAATGCTGCAATGCTTTCTCGGACGGTCGAGACTTCTCCCACCGTCACCAACTCCCCGCACTTGCCGGTAGCATCCGGCGATACGGGAGCAACGGGAATGGGGCGGGTGTTCCATTGGCGAACGGCTTCCTCCCTGCTCTCAAAAGAGTTGATGCGGTGAAGGTTCTCACAATAGATGGTGAAAGCTGATCCGATACGCTTCACCTTCGCGTTGCATCCGCAAAACGGGCAGTTCAATAAGCCACTCATACCCTTGCCTCCGGCTGTCTAATGGGCGCGCGATAGTTAGCAACGTTCGCCCTGCCCCTAAATACGTAACCGACGCCCGCCTCGCCGGGGATGCGCCAGCCTTGGCGGCGCAAATCCGCGATATCCCGATAGATCGTTCGAGGTGTGACCTGCAAAAGCACCGCGAGGCTGTCCGACGTATGACGGCGGCCGTCCTCAATCGCGGTAATGAGCTTCGAAAGGCGGTCGGTTCTATGCATTGTCGCCCTCGCTTTCCGAGCTTGCGCCGTCAATCGCTGCTTGCAGATCGACCAGACGTTTTTGCATGTTCGCGGGCGCTTTTAGCCCCGCCGTTTCGCGATCAGACCAGCAATAGCGGTCGTAACTTTGCTGGATCACGACGCCATTAAGGCGAAGTTCCCACGTGACGGAAACCGCAGGACCGCCGTGAGAAGGGACCGGCGTTTCGCTGGCCGTTCGTTTCAGTTCGATGCTGATCGGCGGATGGCTACCCCTCAACGCCCGGAGAATATCAGACGCGACGGCTTCGATATCAGCCGAAGAACCTCGGCCGCGTTCGATACGAATTGTCACGTCATTGACCAGAACAGGCTGCCCCTTTCGCCACCCGTCTTGTCGCGTCGAATAAAGCAAAATGCTTCTTTCCCCGACGTCCATCGACCATATGCCGGTTTCATTGTCCTTCATTGGGCTTCTCCTAAAAATGGAACGTTTCGCTATCGAGCAAATCGGCGCGCGTAAGTCCGTCCGTCCCGGCGATCGGGGCGTCGATAGAGACGTTCTTGAAATGATCGAATTGACGGTTATAAGCGGTCACGCATTGTTTGACGGCTTCCGAGAGTTGGTCAAAGCGAACCTTGTTTTGGAGCGCCAATTCGAAGACAGCCGCGACAACGTCGGCGCGCGCAGACGGGTCGAGATATCCGGGAACCATCGGGCGGATAATCGCTCGCAATTCGTTCGGTTTCTCGCTCGCCATCTTCCGCGCTTTGGCTCGGTTATATCTGCGCTTGTTATACTCTCTTTGCTGTTCCGGCGTCCGGGGCGATTTGGTACGCCCGCCATTCCTTAAGTCAGAATTTTTGCGAAGCTGTCTTCTGTGCTCCATCCGGGCAGGATCGGCCCTTATTCTCTCCCACGTCCTTTTATCATTTTCTTTGGCTTTCTTCGGGTTTTTCTTCCGCCACTGACGTTGATATTCGCGCTTGTACTCGCGATATTTCTCCCGATTATCCTCGCGCCATTTCAGTTTATATTGACGTATTTCATCCTGAAGGGTTTTGATTTCCTCGATAGCGTCGTCAGGCTCCATTCCCCGAAGCTCGGCAGTTTTCTTCTTTGAAAGCTTAAGCATCGCCTTTGCCCTCTGCCTTCTCAATCGCCGCGCGCAATTGCGCGACGGCTTTCATAACGACGCCTTTCTTGAAAATCGGGCTGTCGAGAGCGTCCTCGACATATGGCAGCGCGACGAGAACAGCGTCGAGCAAGTCAGGAGCGGCAGCGCCGAGTACCGCATCTTCCGGCCGCCTGAATATCGCGACCAATCTCCGGCCACGCCCTTCATCGGCCGCGTTAAAGTTGGAGAAAACGCAAACCCTTTCGTGCTCTTGCACTTGCTCGCGCACTTCATGCGACCAGCCGTGTGTTATGGCCGTGGAAAGAGCTTTTCCTTGTCGCCATGGCCCCGGCGTTGTCTTGCCCGTCGTCATAGGACTGCCCTCGCTGGCAAAGTGTCGATGCGGGCAAACCCTTCGACGAATTGAAGAACTCGACCATTGCGCAGGAAGATCGCAAACTCGTCACGGTTATCGGACCAGCGAAAGCCCTCAACATGCGGATGGCCGCAAGCCGCGATAGCTGCCTCGTCGGCATGCATCGAAGCAAGGCGGGAATAAGCTTGATCGGCCGTTTCGTGATTGTTGAGCTCGTCCGACAAAAGCCGGCGGACGGCTTCGACCTCCGTATCGATGCCCGTTGCGGCCATGTAATTCAGCAAGCGCGCATGAAGGTCGATCGGCAGATTATAAACGCGCCGGATCGTCGGGCCTTTGGCCTTAAAATGTTCAATGGCTGTGATTGCGAGTTCGCACATGATGCCAAGCTCCAATTAGACATAGCTTCGCCGTGGCGCTGAAACGCGCGACAAGTCGGCGGGACTTTCAGGAAGTTTTGGGGGTGCCGTTTACTCGGCCGAATAAAGTTCGTGCTGCCAGCTTTCTTGCCAGTATGCGACGACACTCTCGCCGATCAGTACACCGACGCGAATATCCAGCTTGCCCCCATAAGTGAACGCGGTGCAGCTTCCCGGTTCAAAATCGCGGATCGGCACGGCCGCCACTTCGAGAACGATATGCGGAACGCCCTTGTTGTCATAAGTCGACGTCGGCTTCGGGGTGACGATATCGCCGGGCTTGAACTTGCAGCGTTCTTGATAAGCGGCGTTCGCCTCGCGGAGTGTTGCGATTTGGGCTTCCGGTAGCGGGCGCTTAAGCGCCTGCCGACGCTGGTTTACCCCCGGCAATTCTACTTCAAATATCTGCATTGTGATGCCTCATGTGGTGGTTAAGCATTCGGGAAACCGCCCTTCCGGGCGGAAACCGGAAGGCTTAAAGGCCGTGAAAGACCAGCGTATCGGCGGAGAAAGCGTTAAGGGGCTGGACAGTCTCAACACCGTCGAAGTGGAACTTAAATCGAGCAGTTGCGCTGTTGATTTCTTCAATCGTCCCGCACTCCCCGGAACGCTCATGATTTGAAATCAGGCGCACGAACTGGCCGACTTTAAGGGTTAGCTTGCTGTTCATTTCGGGTATCTCCCAACTCGTTTGAGCGTTTGAGAAACCCGCCCCTGGCTGGAGGGAAAGAGGCGAGGAACTGAAAGGCTCAAATATTCCGATAGGTTTCAGGTTCGTAGCTGATCATATTGGATTTATTGAACCGTCCCGAACGGTCGTCGCGTCCGAAATTCACGTATGGTTTGTCACTCGCGCCATCCCGGAAAAGAACAGATGCGCGCCATGGGTTCCTCCTTGTGCGGTAGCGTCCTACGAAGCCCGTAAGAGCTATATCACCGTCGTCGTACCTGACCGCTTCAACAGTCTGCGCCCGCCCGCCGAAAACGGCTGAAATGGTGCCAACCTCGTATGTGCCCTCCCGGTATTTGAGCGGCTTCACGTCGATCACATCAAAACTATCGCGGTTAATTGTGATACCCATTCTGTTTCTCTCTTACTGGCTTGGCTATAAAATCGCTGTTTGCGATTATGTTTTGGCAGACTTTATCTAACTGCGCAATAGCAAAGTTAGATTTTTTCGTACTTTTTTTGGGGGCAAATCACCTGCAAATCACTCACCGCACGCGGCGCAACGCGCTGCCAACCGCGCACGTCGATGCCGGACATTACGAAGCGGCAACCGGACAAAACCGGCTTATAGCCGGACAAGAACCCAACGGAAGACGGACATTAGAATGTCCGCCTCGCGGAATAGTCTCGCCTTTACAAAGGCTTAATATTATGTCCGGCTACACCACCAAGAATTCAGGCCGGACATGCGCACCGGACAAAAATATTTTCGCCTGTCCGGCAGAGGTCAATTTCTTTTTTGCCTCAAATGGTTAGGGCTGCCCGGCTATGTCCGCCATCGTGTCCGGGCTGCGTTTGTGCGAAAAATTCTTCTTGACGAGTGAGACAAATTCGCTCTTTCTCTCGCGTTAAGACGATGGTGTCGCACGCGGATCGTAGAGCACAGACGAGAGCGAGGCGACGGGAGACGACAAGTCTCCCGGAGAGACGAGCGATCTAGTATTGATATTCTGATCCATCGTTAAAATTCGAAAATTCCAATATTGATACCCGCATGCGAGCGCGCGTTCTGCCTTGTCGGCAACGCGCGTTTTTTTTCATGCCGGGTTCTGATCGGGTGAAAACATGGCAAGCATCGTCATCACATCGGACGGCGTATTCAAGCGATACGGCAAAGCGCTGGAAGCAATCGGCGAACGTGATGCAAAGCGAGTATTCGCCCGAGCACTCAATCGCGGTGGTGACCAAGCCCGAACGCAGGTCAAGCGCTCGCTGGTCGCTCAAACCGGGATCAAGTACGGCCTGATTAACAAGGCCGTCAAAACCATTCGAGCGCACCCGAACAAGCTCGAATACAAATTGGAAGCGGAAGGCGGGGAGACAAACCTCAACCTGTTCAATGCCCGGCAAGGCAAAAAAGGTGTGAGCGCTGCCCCGTGGAAAAAGCGCCGAGTTTTCAAGTCGACATTCATCGTCCCCGCATATGACGGCAGGGTGTTCAAGCGTGAAGGCAAAGGGCGTGGACCGCTCGAACCACTGTTCGGCCCCAACATCGCCCGCGAGGTCGTGAAAGACCCGACGGCCGAGAAGTGGCGCATGGTCAGTGGGTTCGTCATGACCCGCGTCGAGCATGAACTCATGCGCCTTTTTAAGTTCTCCTAAGCTGCGAACACAAAATCCCTCAAATTTGGCTCAGGACGAGCGCTGTCGCTCGGACGTCAAATCGGTATGGCGAGGTCGCTCGACGCAGCGGGTGACCACCTCCGAGGGCAGGCACCCCCACCCCTTTAGGGACCGTACCCCAAGGCCAAGGCATGCGGTGCCGCCGCAGCCCCGAATTTGAGCGTTTTTCAGCTTTTGATTTTTGGGGTTGGTGTTGGTGTTCCGGCTTCCAAAAAAACGACAGGAAAAGGCATGGCCGACTTCAACGATTTGACCCTTACAGCCGGGCAGATTGCTGCACTTCTGACGCTGTCAATCGAGCGTGTCAGGCAGCTTGTGAACGCGGGCTATATCCCTCGAATTGGCAAAGCCAAGTATCCCGTCGTCGGAGCGGTCCAAGGCTATATCCGCTTTTTGAAGGACGAAGAAAAACGGACTTCGAAGTCAGCAGCCGACGACAATTTGAAAGCAGCGCGACAGCGCGAAGTCGAACTCCGTATCGCCAAAGAGGAAGGCCGGCTCGTCGAAATGGACGACGTCGAGGCCGTTTCATCCAGCATCTTAGCCACGCTCCGGGCCGAACTGGCAGGGCTTCCCGCATCGGTTACGCGGGACGTGAAGCTGCGCGAGGAGATTGAGAAGGGTCTAAATGGCGCGTTTGCTCGATCACAAAACAAGTTCCGAGAGGCAAGCGAGGCTCTTCGATCTGGCCGCGATCCTTTGGGAGCCGACAGAGAAGACGACGGCTGACAAATGGGGCGCTGAAAACCGGGTTTACCCCCCCACTTCGGGCAAGCCCGGTGAGCGCGACCCGTTCCTTACACCTTACGCCGTCCCCTTCACGCGAGGTTTCGACGACCATCGCTATACGCGCAACGTTCTCGTGACGGGCGCGCAGAGCGGAAAGACGGAAAGCATTCTCGACGTGATCGGCTACCGCTGTGACACGCGGCCGGTGCCGATCCTGTATGTCGGGCCTTCTCGGGAGTTCCTAACGGATCAGTTTGAACCGCGCCTGATGGGGCTTTTCGATGAGGCCCCCAAACTTAAGGCAAAGCTCGCGCGCGGGAAGCGCATGAAGAAAACCTTGAAACGGGTTGCCGGCGTGACCGTCCGCCTCGCTCACGCCGGTTCGTCAACTGCGCTTAAGTCGGACCCCGCAGGCTTGGCACTCGTCGACGAGTACGACGAAATGCTCAAGAACGTAAAAGGCCAGGGCGACCCGCTCGGCCTCGTCGAAGCTCGCGGCATCACTTACGCCGATTTCATGACCGGCATCACGTCCACGCCCTCCCAAGGAATGGTTGAAACGGAAATGGATGAGGAAACCGGCCTTGAATTCTGGAAGGTCGCGCCGACGGATGACGTCGCGTCGCCAATTTGGAAACTTTGGCAAGAGGGTACGCGTCATCATTGGGCATGGCGTTGCCCGCACTGTCGGGAGTGGTTTGTTCCGCGGTTCAAATGCTTGTCATGGCCTAAGCGTGCGACGCCTGCGCAAGCTCGTCGCGAGGCTTTCCTTGAGTGCCCCCGCAACGGTTGCGTGATTGAGGAGAGCGACAAGGCCGAAATGAACGCTACCGGCGTGTTTGTCGCGCCGGGCCAGACGGTGGACGAGGACGGGAACGTCTTCGGCGATCCGCCCGACACGACAACGCTTTCGTTTTGGGTTTCTGGTCTTGCGTCGCCGTTCGTTTCCTTCGGCGAGCGCGCCGAAACGTATTTGAAGGCGCTTGCCTCCGGCGCTAGCGACAAAGTGCAAACTGCCGTGAACGCAGGTTTCGGCGAGGTTTTCACTCCGGGCGGCGGCGACGTGCCAGAATGGGAGGAGGTCGCGAGGCTCAAGGCCCCGTATCTGCCCCGGACGTTGCCGGATCAAGCGGTTTTTTTGACTGCCGGCGTCGACGTCCAGAAAAACCGCCTCCCATTTGTCATTCGGGCATGGGGGCCGCGCGCGACCTCTTGGCTTGTCGATAGCGGCGATCTTTGGGGTGAAACCTCGCAGCAAGATGTTTGGGACGATCTTGCCGACCTGCTTACGCAACCTATCGACGGCCTGCCGATAAGGCTTGCGTTCGTCGACAGTGGCTTTCGGCCCGGCAAAAAATTTGCCGTGCCAGAGCATCGCGTCTACGAGTTTGCAAGGCGGTTCCCGCGTTTCGTCTTCCCTACAAAGGGGCGACGCACACAGTCAAAGCCGATCATTCAGTCGAAAATCGAGGTGAAACCTGACGGCAAGTCGGCCAAGTACGGCCTGACGCTGCACCTCCTCGATACGGACCATTGGAAAAGTTGGGTGCATGAGCGACTTCGCTATCCTCATTTAACCGAGGACGGCAGTCCAGCACTTGGGGCGTGGTATCTCCATTCCCAAACCACGGATGACTATTGCCAGCAGATTGTAAGTGAAGCTCGCACGACGTCACCTTCCGGTACGCCGGTTTGGGTGCAGCGATCGCGCGAAAACCACTTGCTTGACTGCGAGGCGCTGGCCGCCGCCGCCGGTTTCCAACTCAATGCGCACCGCCTCGGCCCGAATGCTCGACGACGTGACGACGACGATCGAGCGGAACCGCAAATCGCGGTTCCCGATGCAAATGGACAGCCGCAAGAAACGAAAGGGTCGAAATTCGACCGCATCGCTTCAATAGCGGCTCGATTTAACGGGTTGTGATGATGAACGCACAAACGAAACCGCGCATTCGCGTCGGCACGGACGGGACCATAATGGGCGCTGTTCCGCAGACGTCACCACAGCATTCGGCGGAATATTTTCGTTCCCCGGGTAGTGGCGGCGCTGCGGCATTGTTCGCATGGCGTCCCGCACTCCGTGACGCTCGGGACGACGTCGCGAAATCGTATCTTGAGGCTGCGGCTCGGGCGATTGATGCCCTTCATAACTCCGGCTGGATTGCAGGAGCAATTGAGCAGGCCGTCGCAAGCACGATCGGAACGGGGCTACGACTATCGCCTCGGCCCGATCGCATCGCCCTCGGTTGGGATGAAAAGCAAGCCAACGAGTGGACGAGTATAGTCGAACGCCGCTGGATATTGTGGAGCGAGAACCCGGTCGAATGCGACGCCGCAGGCAAGCACACGATGGGCGAGCTTACGGCGATGGAGCTTAAGACGTGGTACGCTTATGGCGAAACGACGGGATTGCTCCCGTCCATAAGCCGAAGCATTTCGCAGTCCCGCACAAAGGTTCAATTAGTCCTCCCGCACCGGCTTGTGCAGGATACGGAACCGTTGTCTCGGATGCATCAAGGCGTCCGAACGGACGACTTTGGTTTCCCGTTGTCTTATCGCTTTATGCGCGACGGCGTTTTTAGGCAAACCGTCGATATCGCGGCGCGGGATGGTGCGGGGCGACCGCAGGTTTTCCATATTTTCCAAGGCGCACCGGGACAAACTCGCGGCATAACGCCGTTCGCTCCGATCCTCCGCGTTCTTCGGCAGTATGACCAACTTGCGGATGCCACGCTAACGGCTGCACTCATTCAATCGATATTTGCAGCCACAGTGGAAAGTGAGGCACCTACCGACGCACTTTTGCAAGCACTGCAAGACCCTAGCGAACAAGCCGGTAACGGTGGCAGCCCGGTAGAAGATTTATTTGGCTTCAAAAGGGCTTGGTACAACCAGACCAAAATTGACCTTGGGGTCGGTGGTCGTATTGCCCACCTATTCCCCGGTGAAAGCCTTAAAATGAACCGTTCGGAGCACCCGAACGACACCTACGAGGCCTTTACCAAGTTTCTCCTGCGGGAAATCGCGGCGTGCCTCGGCATGACCGTGGAAACGCTGACAGGAGATTACACCGGGGCGACATACTCGTCGGTTCGCATGTCAACTGCGGAGAAATGGCCCATCACGCTTTCGCGTCGGGCCAATATCTGCGGCCGCTTCCTACAGCATGTTTATGAGGCATGGCTTGAGGAGGAAATCGAGAGAGGCACAATTCCCTTCTCCGGTGGACCGCGAGCATTTCGCGCAAAGCGCGCGGAAGCATGTTCCGCCGATTGGCGAGGCCCGCCCAAACCTCAAGCTGACGACCTCAAATCGGCCAAGGCGCACGAGATTTACCAACGGCTCGGCGTTGTAAGCGATGAAATGATCTGCAACGACATGGGTGCGGATTGGGAAGACGTTTACGATCAACGTGCACGAGAGCAGAAGAAGCGGAAAGAGCTTGGCCTCCCCGAAGTGGGGCCTATCGCTCCCGATCCCGTCGGCGACAAACTCGTAATTGAGGATGAAAAATAATGGTCGAAAAAATCGGACCAGTCGCCATTGATTGGGATGATCCTTGCGCGAGAGCAAAAGCACTTCGGCAAGCCTATTTCGACAGGCTTGCCGGAGGCACCGCCCAACGCGTGCGTTTCCGCCACGGGGACAACGAACAGGAGGTCCAAACTTCTGTTTTGCAAGGCAATCTCGCGATGCTGCGGCAAGAAATGCAAAGGGCGGAAGACGAGTGCCGCGAGCTTAACGGACTTCCGCGTTTGAACCGTCGCTTTGCGATCGTCGCCGGCTCACGACGCCGGTAAACCACAAGGAAAACCTCAATGCCAGCAACGCGCGCCCTCCAGGCGGCGCTTGCGGAGCCATGGGCGATAACAGCCGAAGGGCTAGAACTCGTCCTCTCCGTTGCCGCCCGCGAAAATGACGTCTCAATCGATGCTCTTGAAGCCTATCGCGCCGAGCATGTACCCACTGCCGAGCGCGTGACCCGCCGCGGGTCGGTCGCCATTCTTGATGTTCGCGGTCCGCTTGTCAGTCGCGCGAACCTATTTACTGCCATATCCGGCGCGACGTCTTACGACATTTTGCGCCGGGACCTTCAAGCGTCACTCGACGACCCCTCGATCCGGGCGATCGTCATGTCTTACGACACGCCCGGCGGATCGGTGACGAACGTCGACGAGTTAGCCAAGGCCGTCCGCGCCGGAAAGGCGATCAAGCCGATTGTCGCTTATGTCGGCGGTTCTGCGGCCTCGGCGGGTTACTGGCTTGCCTCGCAATCAACGGAAATCGTGATCGCCGATACCGCTTTACTCGGCTCGATTGGCGTCCGTGCAGCCTTGCAGGACACCAGCAAAAAGGACGCCGAGGCCGGACGTATCGAATTCATTTCGTCACAATCTCCCGGGAAGCGAACGGACCTCTCAACAGATGAAGGGCGGGCGCGCATTCAGCGCACGATTGATGCGCTCGCTGAAGTTTTCATCGCCACGGTCGCAGACGGCCGAGGCGTAAAGCCCGACGACGTGATTGCCAAGTTTGGCGGCGGCGACGTGCTTATCGGCTCCGCCGCAGTAGCGGCCGGAATGGCTGATCGCATCGGCAATTTCGAGGCGGTCATCAAAGAACTGGACGGGCGCGCGCCCTCCGCAACCTCCAAATTCAGGAGTACTGAAATGACTGAACATATGATCGCTCGCGCGGAACATGACGCCGCCGTAGCAGCCGCTCGCACCGAAGGCCAGACGGCCGGGGAAAAGGCGGGAGCGACCGCAGAACGGACCCGTATTCAGGCAATTCTCAATCTGCCGGAAGCCAAGGGCCGCGAAGCCTCCGCAATGCATCTGGCATTCACGACCGACCTATCGGCTGATACCGCAAAGGGCGTTCTGTCCGGTCTGGTGGCTTCGAAACCGGAGCCGGAACCCGATCCCGACGAAGACAACCAGCCGCAGGGCCTGCGCGCGCAGGACGCACCGGGCGGCCTCGTCCTTTTCGATCCACAGGGGGATCGTCCGCAGACGGGGCAGGAGAAAGCCAAGAGCATGTGGAGCAAGACCATCGAAAACGTCAATGCTCGTTCGGGCTTCTAACTTAGGCAGGCCGACTTAGCCCTCGCCTCCATTTTTCAACGGAGAATTGAACAATGAAAGTGTTCAACGAAGGCCGCCACGCGGCCGAATTTGTTTTGAGTGAAGCAAACGGCAATCTGTCTCGTGACAACGTAACAGTTGCGCCAGGGCAGCTTTTCGAAGCCGGAACGCTTCTTGCTTTGCTCGCAGTGTCGGCAGGCATCACCGCGTCAGTGGTGGCCTCGACGGGTAACGCAGGGAACGGCACCCTTACCGTCGCCGATCCCGCAACAAATTCGAAGGTTAAGAACGGCGCATACCGTGTCGTTGCAACTTCGGAGACGGTTTTTACCGTGGAAGACCCCAGCGGGGTAGGCATCGGAAACGCGACCGTTGGGACAGCCTTCAATAAGGAAATCAAGTTTACGATTGCCGCAGGCTCTAACGTTTTCGCAGTAGGAGACAGCTTCGAAGTTCTGATCGGTGCAGAAAGCCCCGGCGACTATCAGGCTGTTGCCTTCGATCCCGACGGAGACGACGGCAGCGAAATTCCGGCGGTTATTGCCCTGTATTCAGCGGCGACGGACGCGGATGAAACCGTAGGTATTTCTGTGATTTCGCGAGCGGCGGAGATCAACGGAAATATTCTTTCTTGGCCGGAAGGCATCACCGCCGTGAAAAAGGCCTCCGCAGTCGCCGCGCTCGCCGAAAAAGGCATCATCGTTCGCTGACGGACTGCCGTCGCAACACCAGTAATTCCGAAAGTTTGGAGACAACTTAAATGTTGGATATTTTTAACGACGCGGCGTTCTCGACCACGAGCCTGACGGACGCGATCAATGAACTCAAGTACAAGCCGGGTCGCATTAGTGCCATGGGCTTGTTCGCGGCCGAAAGCGTTGACACCACTTCGATTGCGATCGAGAAGAAGGGCGATATTCTTTTGATCGTCCCGCCTACTCCGCGCGGCGGACCCGGGGTAACGCTTGACAAGGAAAAGCGCGATCTGCGCTCCCTTATCATCCCGCATTTCGAAATCAATGATGCGATTATGGCCGAAGAAGTGCAGAATATTCGCCAGTTCGGTAAGGTTCAAGCGCTCGAAACCGTCATGGCAAAAGTTGCGCAGCGGCAAGTTACCCATGTCTCTAGCCACACTGTAACCGAAGAAGTTGCCCGCCTTGGTGCCGTTCAAGGTATCATTACCTATTCGGATGGCTCCAAGTTGAACCTTTTTCGCGAATTTGAAGTTTCGCAGGAAGCCGAGATCAATTTTGACCTCGGCGGTGCCGTCGATGGTGCATTGCGCGAAACATGCACGAAGGTCACTCGTAAGATTGAGGATATCCTCGACGGAATTCCTTTCGATGGTATTCACGCATTCTGCGGGGATAACTTTTTTGACGCCTTGTTGAAGAACAAGGAAGTTCGGGACACCTACAAGGGGTGGGATGAGGCGAAAATCCTTCGGGAAGCCTATGTCGGTCCACGAGCGAAGAATTCCCGCATCTTCGAATTCGGTGGCATTGTTTGGGAAAACTACCGTGGTGCGAAAAACTCGCCGACGGCAATCGACCCGGACAAGGTGGCAGTTTTCCCCTTTGGTGTGCCCGGACTGTTCAAAACCGTCTATGCACCTGCTGATTACGTTGACACCGTAAACACGATGGGCAAGCGCCTCTACATGCAGCAGTACGTTATGCAGAACAAAAAGGGCATTCATCTGGATAGCCAGACGAATGCCCTTCAATACTGCACCCGTCCCAAGGTGCTTATGAAGGGCAAGCGGACCTAACCGCTATGCGCCTCAACAGCATCGCAGCGCGCACCGCCTTCGGGGCGGTGCAGCGTGAGCTTGGGGAATTTGTTCGGGTCGTGCCTCGCATTCAAAGCGATTATAGCGGCCCCTCTCCCGATCCCGATCGTCGAATTGTAGACGTTTTCGTCGTCGTTTCATTGACGCCGGAAACGGCACCTTTTGACGGTTCGCGACGCGGCACGAAGATCAACACGTCAACGCGTCTTTCACAGCGTGAGGCGGCCATTTGGTTCGATCCTCCGATCTATGAAGCGTTGAAATACGAGCTTCGCGAAGGCGATCAAATTCTCTTTATCGAGCGGCCGAAAGAGCCGCCCTATGAAGTATCCCGCGCGCCGGAAAGTTCCGACCGTGGCGACGTTGTCGTTTCTCTTGTTTTGGATGGAAACCGATGAGCCTTACAGCCCTCGCCGTTCGCCTCGCCACGATCCGCGCTTTGAAGGGTCGAACATTTGCCGAGGATCGGATTTTCGACAGCAAGATAAATCCCGTCAACCTCGTCGCAACGGGCGAACCTCGGCCGGTAATCGTCGTCACGACTGACGACGATAACGTCGATATCGAAGGGCGAGACCTTCGCGCGGGCAATCACAAGCTTGAATTAGTAATTGAGGTTGCCGTTACTCAAAGGATCGAAGTTGAAGTCGGGAAAGGCGCGACGGCCGAAGTCATATCAATACCGGCGAGCGATGCCGGGCTTGAGGCGACCGTCGGCATTGTCGGTTGGCAAATTGCAAAAGCCCTTTCCGCAGATGGAGGGGAATGGGGCGACCTCTGGCGAACGCTGGTCGTAAAGGTACATTCCGTTTCAAGTCGACGCGGTGCGGACGAAGAAAAGGGCGTCCGGTATGCAGCCCGACAATACATTTACTCACTCGACCATATCAACGAGCCGACGCCGGGCGAAACGCCGGCACCGGGAAGCGCTTGGGGACGTGTCCTTGCGGCCATGAAGGCCGATCGCGATTTCGTAGATATGGCGAAGCTAATCGAAGCCGAGATTACGGGCGGCGACTATTTGCCTTGGGAACTCGCACGCGGCCAGCTTGGCCTTGCCGACGACGAGACGGGTATCACCGGCAGCAAGCCCGTCGGGATAACCGAAATTGTTCCTCTCGCCACCGTTGAAATGTCCGACGGTTTTTCAGTCGACGAGCAAAAGGCCGTCGAAGTCGACGGGCCGGAGAAGCCGAAATGAGGATAGATAAACTCCTCGTCGAAGTCCTTCGGCGCACCGCCGAGATTGAACGACGCTTCGACGGCATGGTCAAACAGGGGCCGGTCGCCGAAGTCGATCCGAAATCCGGAACTGTTCGCGTTCGTCTTGGCGGAAGCGACAAGGAACCGATGCTCTCGCCTCCAATCCCATATGCGCAGATTGCAGGGGGATTGAAGGTTCACGCTCCGCCGACGATCGGCCAGCAAATGACGGTTTTAAGCGGGGCGGGCGATTTCCGGCAAGGTTTGGCCGTCCCGATGACGTGGAGCGACAACAACAAGTCGCCGAGCGAAAAGGGCAATGAAAACGTGCTGACGTTCGGCGATGCGCGCATCGAGCTTCGTGGCGACGAACTATTGCTCACAGTCGGCGGATTTTCAGTTTCCTTCAAAGCATCTGGGGCAACGTTCTCCGTTGGAGGCGTCACTCATGAAATTTCTGCCAGCGGTTTGACCACCAAAGGCGGAAAGATTGAGCACAACGAAAAGAATATCGGTTCCGATCACATTCACGGCGGCGTTGAGCGAGGCGGGGCAACGACTAGCGGCCCTGCTAATTAGGAGAATGACCGATGAAAAAAACTTATCTCGTTACCGAACGCGCAGGCGATTGGATTGCCGGGCAGCGCAAGCCGAAGAACGGCAAAATCACCCTATCCGACAGCCAAGCCGCCTATGAGTTGGCGTTAGGAACAATCGCACTCCCGCCCTCTGCCGAGCGGCCGGAACAAGAACGCATGCAACCGCGGCGTAAAGCCGGGAAATAGCCGGAGAATTTGCCATGTCGCTTAACTCTGCTCTCGGCGTCGATATTGATCGGCAGACCGGGGAAGTCATCGAAGGTTGGGCGCATGTCGAGCAATGCATAGGTGATTTCCTATCCACGTTCTTCGGCGAGCGCGTCATGCGTGAATGGTACGGCTCAATTGTCCCTCCCTTGATGGGCGAAAACCTCACCACTGAAACGATAGTTCGGTTCTTTGCTGCGGTGACGTCGGCGATCGACCAGTGGGAGCCTCGCTTCAAGATAGCGAGGATTACGCCGCTTTCCGTAAACCGGAGCGGCGAGTTCCAAGTTCGTATTGAGGGCGACTATCGCCCGTTGGCGCTGATCGGCAATTTTTCGTCGGGCAGTCCGAAGCATTTAACCATAAGCGGAGCCGTGGGCCGGGGGCTGGTTTTGATATGACAATCAATCTCGAAAGTTACCCTTCGCCCGACGTGATTGAAACGATTGCATTCGAGCAAATTCTTGCCGACATGCAGAACGAGCTTATCCGTCTATTCCCTGCGATCGGGCCGACGCTCGCACTCGAAAGCGCGCTCGTAAACAAGCTGATGCAGGTCGCCTCGTTTCGAGAGGCGCTTTTCCGGGCACGTGTAAATGACGCCGCCCGAGCAAACCTCTTGGCGTTTGCAAATGGCTCCGACCTTGACCACCTCGCCGCCTTTTACGACGTAGTGCGACTTCAAGGCGAAGATGACGAAGCTCTGCGGAGCCGAACTGTTCTTGCAATTCAAGCGCGATCGCCTGCGGGCGGCGCGAACTGGTATAAGGCGGCTGCCAGACGTGCAGACGTCCGAATTCGCGACGTCGCCGTTTACCGAGAGGAATTTTGGCCGATAGTTCATATCGCCATCCTTTCTCGGGAAAACGACGGAATTCCCGACGCCGATATGCTCGACGCCGTCCGCGCAATCGTCACGAGCGACGACGTTCGGCCGCTGAACGACACGGTCGTCGTTGAAGCGGCTGTCCAGAACCGGACAGACGTCGAGGCGAACGTTTGGTTATTACCGTCGGCTCCGCTACCGGATTTGACGCCGCTGCAAGACGCGCTGCGGCAGGCTTGGACGACGGAAACGGGGATTGGCTTCGACCTTGTGCCGTCATGGATTGAGGCTCGCTTGCATGTGTCAGGCGTCCAGCGCGTGGAAATGCTTAGTCCGACCGCGCCTCTTATTGCAGCGCCGGGAACCGCAATCGCCATCGGCGATATTAAACTCAATTACATGGGGCGCGATTACTGATGGCCGAACGTATCGCATTGCTTCCGGGCAATGCGACGGCGCTGGAAAAGGCATTTTCGGAGGCTCTTGACCGAACCCCGGAACTGTCGCCCGGCATCGTCGAATTGCGCGGGTTTAAGTTCCATCCAATCGACAGGGTTATTCCCTATCTCGTCGCAGAATATGGTTTGTCGGAGGTCGCCGAGTTTCTCCCGAACCTTCGGGACGTCATTCGCGAAGGCATCCAGTGGCAGAGAATTATAGGAACGCCCGCAGCGATCCATAAGTCCTTGCGGTGGATAAACCACGATGGCGATATCGAGGAGTTTCCAGCGACAGCGCGCAAATGGTGGTGGTTTCAAATTCACCTGCCATTTGAGCCGACCAATACCCAATTCTTGCGGCCGACGACGCAGCTTGTCCAATCGTCCAAGCCTCTGCGCTCGGAATTCGCCCGCCTGACCGCGGGATGGGACGTGCGCGCATTCCGATTGAACGAGCACCGGCTCAATGGCGGAGCCGGGCTAAATACTTGGTCCGGCACTCGCAGGGAACCCGGCGGCCCGGTTGTTTCGATACGCGTCAATCATCGCAAGCAAGTCACCGTCCCGACCGGCGGGCGCGTCGACGTCAAAGACGTCCAATATATTGAGACGGTTCGAACCGTCCAATCAATCATTCCAATCAGCCAGCATTCAACGCGCTTCGCGTCGCTGGCAGCGGTTCGGGTCGAATACCGCAACCGCGCAACGGTCGCATTTCAGAATGCGCCGTTTGTTCATCAACCTTTCGGCGCTCCGGTGCCGCGTGTCCAAACAGGATCAGAATAATGGCTGTCTTTACCCAAGACGGGCGCGTCGCATTGGCGAAAGCGCTTTATGACATGACGCTTTTTCTTGCCGTTGGCGAAGGCGTGCCAGAGTGGGACGACCAGCCCCGCCCAACTACGCCAGAAGAACAGGCGGCCCAAGACGCCGCTTGGTCGGTGTTAACCAGTCTCGAAAATACGGTCGGCATGACGAGGACACGCGATAAGTTCTTCGTTGTGCCTGATCCAAACGGCGAAATTGTCATGGCCGACGGTGCGAAGTTTTCGCAAAGCTCCGAGCCAACCGGGTACGTCTTCATCCGGTTTCAACTCGATCTCGACGACGCAAGCAGCAACACCCTGCGCGAAACGGGAATGTATGTCGGCACAAAATTGGCCGAAAGCGTGCCCGCCGGGCAGATGTATGTCCCCGTCGCCGACGTCGTCGACCTTGGCAAAATGATCGAGGTCGACCGCTTCTCGCCAATCATTCGCGATGGTTCGATCGGCCAAACGTTCACTTTCGTTTTGACAATGTGAGGTGCCATGAACAGCATCATTAAACGCGCCGGTTACGGCGATCGGTTCGATCGCGCACTACGTCGCCACGCAATCGCGTTTCAGGACGTCGGCCGCGACAAGAAGGGCATCTATCTTCAATCGACAGATTTGAACGAAATGCAGTCGATGCAAATCGACCATATGCGCCGCGGTTTTGATTACATCCTTCAAGACGGCCGCGTCATGGACGGCCAAGACCCGGTTGTCGAAATCGAGGACGACGACCATATTCGCGTCCGTCTCCCGGCTTGCCCGATTTACATCGAGGGTATCGTTCACGATGTGCCAGCCGCGACCTTTGTTCTCCCAAACAAGGGCGACCTCACTATCGGCGTCCGAAGCTCCCAAGTCCTCGTAACCGACGTGGTTGACGTGGATTTAAAAGGTTCAATCCCGGGCACGGAAGCCTACATGGAGGAAGGGCCGAGCCGAATTGAAATTACCGTCCTTTGGGGGCATTCGCAGGACGGCGACCCCGAGCCGCTTGTTTCGGTCTATCAGGTCCGGGACGGCGTTATCCTCACGACATCAACAAACATCGACTTTTCGGAAATCTACAAAGCCATTGAAGGCTATTCGCGCGAGAGCAACGGCTCGTATGTCTTCAACGGCTTCCTGATTACCGCCCTCGGGCCGAAGCCCGACGGCAAACAGGCGTTTTCTGTTTCCGAGGGGACGGCCTATGTGAATGGTCGCCGCATTGTGCGGCGGCAATCATTCCCGTTCGATGTTGAGGAGAAGCCGGACCTTCGCAACGTTGACGCCGAGCCACACCCTTTTACCGAGGCGACCGGCGGAACGCAGACGTTCAAGGTTTCCAAGGCACCGATTTCAAGCGTTCGTCGGGTTACAGTGGAAAAGGAGGTCACCGAAAGCGTTCTTCATGGGCCTTACTCCGGTGTCGTCGACCCACTGGAACACCCATCAGTTACCGCGATCCTCGAAATCAAACAGGGAACCACGGTCTATACCTCGCCAGCAAGCTGGTTGCTTTCGCAGGGGCAAATTGACTGGTCGCCCTCCGGGCCGGAACCGGCACCGGGAACGACCTACACGGTCAAATACCGCTACAATGAAAACGTACAGCCGGACGAAGTCACTCGCGACACTGTCACTGTGACCGGGGCCGCCAAGGATACGAACGTTCTTATTGATTATGCGTACAAGCTACCGCGCATTGATGCCGTATGCATGGATATGACCGGCTCCATGGTCTACGTGACGGGCACTTCTGCGGTGTCGCGTCCCCGGCCTCCGATCGTATCGGACAGCATGATCGAACTCGCCCGGATTTCGAACGATTGGGGGCAAAAGCCTCTCGTCGAGGTGACCGGCGTCAGGAATGTGCCTTACAGCGAAATTCAGGACATTCGAACGATGCTCCTCGACGTATACGACCTTGTCGCGCAGGAGCGCCTTAAGAACGACGTGTCGGCTCGCGATGTTGGCGCAAAGCGGGGATTGTTTGTCGATCCGCTGCGCAACGATGCCATGCGCGATCAGGGCATCGCGCAGACGGCGGCCGTGTTCGGCGGCAAGATGACTTTGCCGATCTACGCTCGCCTGCACGAATTCCCCGCCTTTGTGGGTATCCGTCATCTGGATTTTGTCGAAGTCGCCGTCATTCGCCAGCCACGGCGAAGCAAGGCGATGAAGATAAATCCATACCAGACGTTCACTCCAATGCCGGGGCGCGCGAGCGTCGAGCCTTCAACGGACATTTGGACCGACAAGCAAACCGTTTGGACGTCACCGGAAACGCAGGCTTTTGAAGCCGGCGAAGGCGAGTTCATTAGCGGTATCTCGCTTGAACAAAGGGTCGAGAAAGTCAGCGAGCGTGTCGTCAACGCCGAGTTCATACGGCAGCGAGACGTTAACTTCCGGCTGGAAGGCTTTATCGAAAATGAAACGTTGGTGCTTGTCGAGTTCGACGGAGTGCCCGTTGTCCCTACCGTGTCCGGGCCGGCGGACGAGGATGGAGTGATCACGGGGCAATTCACCACGCCGCCGAACATTCCGGCCGGTTCAAAGTCGATTTACTTTGAAGGCTCTGTCGGTACGGTGGCAGGCTGCACTTATGTCGGCCGTGGATCAATCACGGTTGAGGAATATCGTCTCACGTCGTCGCTCGAAACGACGACCGACACCATGCCCCAACCCGTCGTTAACAACACCGTTATCAATAACGTGACGAACGTCACAAATGTAACGAATGTTGCGGCGAACAATTCCACGCCGATCCGCAGAGAAGGAGGCAGCGACGGCGGAGCCGGGCACGATCCGCTTGCGCAGACCTTTACGCTCGCTCAATCGTGGTGCCTTTCCGGCATCCGGTTGATGTGCGCGAAAGTGGGTTCTCGCAGCAACTCGATTGCCGTGCAGCTTCGGACGGTTGAGGTCGGCATGCCGACGCAAACCGTTCTTGCCGAGGCATTCGTCCCCGGTACTGACCTTGTCGAAGGCGAAATCTTTACGGCCCGTTTCAACTTCCCGGTTTTCCTGCAAGGCGGCCGGGAATTTGCGTTTGTGGCGCTGACCGACGACGCGGAACATTCGTTGTTCGTGGCAGAGATTGGCAAGATCGACCTCGACACGAATGCCGTTATTTCGGAACAGCCGTTCACGGTCGGAGTGTTGCTTTCTTCGTCAAACGCTTCGACTTGGACCGTCCACAACGAAGCTGACCTTTGGTTTGAAATGCTCGGCTGTCGTTTTGATCCTGTCGAGCGGGTTATCCCGATCGGCACTTTCAAAGCGAATAAAATGTCGGACGTGATTGTACGTGCCGGCGTCGAATACCCCGACCCTTCGGTCGACGTTTCGATCCGGCTTCGCCGCCCAAGCGGAGAAGTCATCACTTCGGCACCTTCGCAAACGATCCGGTTCGACGAGTATATCCAGAATGAGGACATTCAAGTCGAGGCGGTCTTACGCGGAACCGAGCGCATAACGCCGTTCTTGTTCCCCGATATCCAGATTATCGAGGGCGAGTTACAGCCGACGGCAAACTATGCAACGCGAGCTATCGACGCCACCGATGCAAATCGGGTGTTGGTGACGCTGGATGCCCGCTTGCCTGCCGGTTCATCCGCGACTGTTCAAATTGGAATGCCGGGGGACTACCCCAACATTCCCGTTTCCAGTGCAACCCAACTCGGCGACGGCCTCGTCGAGCAAACCTTTATCCGTTCCGCCTACCCGGCGGCCAACCTCGATGCGCGCACGCTGATTACGATTACCGGCACGCCAGCGGCGCGGCCGGAATTGTCGGCGGTTCGCATGCTACTTTCAAAGGTGTGATAAATGGCCAACACGGCAAACTACGATTTTCCTTTGCCGTCTCCTAAAGGCAACCAGATGGAGGAGGTCGCAAAAATTGCGACCTCCCTTATCGCAATCGATGCGAAGCTCAAGGCGTCAGAAACAGCGCTTTCCACGCACAAGCACAAATTTGCTGACATAACAGAGAAGCCGACGACACTCGCAGGCTACGGCATCACCGACAGCATGACGGCGGACGAAATTATCGCCGCGATTAAGGCTGCAATTGACGGGGTTGTAAACGGTTCTGGCGCCGCCCTTGACACGTTGAAGGAGCTTGCGGACGCCCTCGGCAACGACCCCCAATTCGCGACCACCGTTGGTAACGCCTTGGGAGCGCGAGTTCGGGTCGATGCCTCACAAAGCTTTTCCCTCGCGCAGAAGGCGCAGGGCCGAGGGAACCTTGATGCTCTCGGAACGGTCGATAAGGGCAAGGCGAACGGTGTCGCCAGCCTCGACGGGGCCGGCAAGGTGCCAGCCACGCAGCTACCAGCTATGGATTATCTTCCGCTGACCGGTGGCAAGGTTATCGGCGAGACTGATATTCGGAGCGGCACCAACGCCGCTGGCGCGCATGTTCTCGGGCTTGGTTGGTCCAATAAGGGCTTCCCTCTCTGGAAATTCGTTATCGAAACAGATGGTTCCCTAGTTCTGGCTGGCTACAATTCGGATACGGGCGCTTGGATGAAGTCGCCGATCAAATTTATCAGAAACACGGGCGACCCTGCGGGCGTCAGGGTTGAGGGCGACGTTATCGCCAGTTCTTGGGTATATGCCGGCCAGGCGAACTTGCAGAACGACGGTAACATCTTCGGCTCTGTATGGGGTGGCAAGCTATCCGATTTCTTGCAAACCGCAAAGCTAGGTGCTTCCGCTTTTCCGCGTCGTTCGGACGGCCATCCTGTTCAATTCCAATGGAGCGGTCAAGGCGGGCAGCCTACGTGGGTTTGGGGTGGCACCGGGACAGAAGGGGACGCCGGTATTTACCGCGTCTGGAACCCCGCGAATTTCAGCGTGAACTACGCGAACAGTACGTGGAACTCGGAAAGATTACAGGGTTGGGACATTCCGAGCATCCAGAACGATGCTCAGGCTCGTGCGAACGGTAAGGCTCGGAAATGTGCCGGGTGGGATCAGTGGAATTTCACGTTCCATGATCAGCGGATGCAGAACAATACCGGCGAGAATATTTACTATACAGCCAAGATGACCGGCACATATGCCGACAGCGTTCAACTGCAAATCAGCCCGGACAATGGCACCTATTGGACCGTTGCGACCACTGTAGAAGGTTCAACTAACAAAACTGAATTTAGCGCAGGCTGCTTGCCTCCGGGATGGTGGATGCGACTAATTCGCGGCTCCGGCTCTTACAACGCAAACGTCATCCTGATTTGGTGAAACCATGGAAGAGAAGATCTACGCAACGTTTTGGATTTACTCGGAAAGCATGGGTGTTTTCGGGCGTCTTTGCGCTGCCGAAGACGCTTTGGCCGGGTTGGAGCCAGATGCCCGCCTGATCCCCGACAAACCGGACGGCGATTGCCGTTTTGATCCAGATTTGAACGAATGGGTTCCCAATCCCGCCATTGAACCGACGCCGGAAGAAAAACGAGCCATGATGCCCAAGCTTGAAAAATGGCGTGTGGACACGGTTATTGATCTTGAAACGGGTCTACGGGACAAGATCAACGCGGCAATAGCAACGTGGCCTGACCCAAAACGGACCATTGCCAAAAACAAGCTTGCAAGCGTCTCGGTATTTGACCGCCTCGACCCGCTCTTTGACGAACTAGGGGCGGAACCTGAGGTCGGCAAGACGCCCGACGACATTGACAATATGTGGACGGCAGGCGCAGCCCTGCCGCCCGCCTTGACTTAATTCAGACCGCCCTTGAGGCGGCTTTTTTAATGCCCGAAAGCCCGGCCGACGCGCCGGGCTTTTTTGGTTTTTGCATTGCTCACAAAGGAGACATGAGCATGAGCGACCCAACTTTTGGCCTTTCGATTACTCGCATCGATAACGAACCCCGGCCGGCGATCCTGACCGACATGTCAATTGTCGGAATGGTGTTTACCGCTCCGGCGGCCGATGCGGATGCCTTTCCTTATGACCGCGTCGTGCAGTTCTATTCTGACGACGTTGCCATGTTGGCGAAGATGGGGAAGACGGGCACCGGCCCGGTCGCAGTTGAGCTTATCAATCAGCAACTCGGCGAGTTTCAGGCGGCAGCTACGATTATCGGTGTTCGCGTCGAGGAAGGGGCAGACGTTGGCGCAACGATTGTAAACCTTCGCGGCAACATCAACGATAAAACCGGCATGTATGCGCTACTTAATTCCGGGGCGGAACTTGGCCTCACGCCGCGCCTGATTTGTGTGCCTGGCTTCACGTCACAGATTGCGGAGGGTGCAAGCGCAAACGCGATCGTTGCGGGCCTGCCGACGCTCCTCGACCGTCTCCTCGCTGTGGCGGTTGTCGATGGCCCGTCGACAAATCAGGCGGCCGCAATTGCTTGGCGCGAGAGCATCCAGTCGGAGCGCATCGTTCCGGTGGACGGCGGCGTCAAGTACATGAACGTCGAAGGCGAAGTCGTCGTCGTTCCTGCCTCGCCTGCAATCATCGGCGTTGCCGTTCGTCGGGATCACGAGTTTCAAGGACGGCCGTTCCATTCGTGGGCCAACCAGCCGATTTACGGGATCGTCGGGCCGTCGCGACCTATTGAATTCTCGATCCTCGACGGGGCGACAGAAGGTCAACAGCTTCTCGCGAAGAACATCGGCGTTGTCGTCCGGGGCGAAAGTTCCGATGGCGCGATCGCGGACGGCGGATATGTCTACGTTGGCACTGACACGTGCTCCGAAGACACGCTTTGGCGCTTCTACAATCAGGTGCGCGGCCGCGATTATATCCATCTGATGTTTATCAAAACGCTTCGTTACTTCCTCGGCCGACGCAATATCGATCGCGGAACTATCGAAGACATTCTCGCAACGATGAAGGGCGGACTTCGCGACATTCAGGCGACGGGCGATCTTCTCGGTTTCCGCGTCGGCTTTAACAAGAACGCAAACAGCCCCGAGCAACTTCGGCTTGGCCGCTTCACTGTGGCGTTTCAGGCAGAGGAGCCGCCCGTGCTTCGCTACGTCGGCATCCAGTCGGCGCGCTACCGCCCGGCGCTGGATGCTCTCCTCGACGACCTGCTTACGAGCCTTGACGTCGCAGCTTAACCCGGTTCGCGCGGCGGCTTAGGCCGCCGTCGCTTCCTCTTGTTCCTCGATTTCGGAGAAATCAATCATGTCGAACATTTATATCATGGAGGCTGCGAACCTTTTCGTCGGCGACCACGATCCGAAGAACTCGAAATTCCTCACTCTTGAAGAATTGAAGTTGCCCGACTTGCAGGAAACGCTTGTCGACCACACTCCGGGCGGCGGCAAGGTTGGCGTCGAGTTCGCCGTCGGCGTCCAGAAGCTTGAGCCGACGTTTAAGCTTAAGGGTTGGGACGCCCCGCTCCTGCGGGATTTCGGCCTCGGCACGACCAAGCGAAAGGTTTTTACAGCCTACGGCGTCGTGCGAGACAAAAAGACGGGCGACGCTTTGGAAGCAAAAGCAATTATCGAAGGCCGTCTCTCCAAGGTTGCGCCCGAGGCTTTCAAACGCGGTGAAACGATGGGGCACGATTATTCCATCAATGAGGTGCTCCACTACGAGGTTTTCTTCGACGGCAAGGAAGAATTCTATTGGGATTTCTTCACAAACACGCTTCGGCAAGGTGGCGTCGATCCAGACCCGGACTTCAACAATATCCTGCGTATCAGCAACGGCGGTTAACCGCTGATTTGCTCCCCTCCCCGGCCCGCTCTCATGCGGGCCTTTTTCTGTTTCAGGTTCCCAAATGACAAAGCACACGCTTCAATACCCGATCGAAATTAATGGCTCGACCGTGTCGTCGGTTACGATCCGCAGGCCGAAAGGCGGCGATATGGTCGTTATCGGTGACGACGTCGCTCACCTGATGCGCTTCTATTCGTCGAACGCAAAGGCCGCCCAAGAAATCAACAATGCTCAAGCCGCCGCAGAGCTTGCCGGTTCCGAGCCTGATTTCGAAAAGATCGCGTCGAAAATGACGCCGCCAGACAGTCGCGTCTATTCGGCAATGGTTGCCATCGTCGGCCGTTTGACCGGGATCGGCGAAGCCGCCGAGGAACTGGACGTCGCCGACCTTCAAGATATCGCTGCAAAGGCGCTCAACACGGGGGAAGCTCCGGGGCGTGGGGCGGCGACGAATGGCGACGAGCAATAGCCCTCGTCGCCAACGCTACCAACACGCCCCTGACCTTCTTTCTCGACCTGCCCGTCGGTGAACTTCTCGACTGGCTTGAAACGGCATCAAAGCTACCCCCGAGGCGTATCTAAATGGCAAATCTCACTTCCGTTCTGACTGTTCGGCTGATTGATGCCGTTGCCGGCCCCGCCCGCTCGGCGGCTAATTCCATTCGGGGAATTGGCAATGCTGTTGACAGCACGAACGCCCGCCGCCTCGCCATTGGCGGGGCGGTAAGCACCATGGTTTCCGACGTCGGCAAGCAAACGCAAGTACTTAAGAGAAACCTTCACAACATGACCACCGGGCTTTCAATGCCCGCTGGTTTCTTGACCTTCTTCGGCGCGCGCGCCGTTTATGACTTTGAAAAGACGTCAAACGCTCTGCAAGCCGTGACCGACCTCACGGATGAACAGCGCAAGACGATCCAGAATTATGCGAAGGAACTTAACGAGCTTTTCCCGGCCACAAATTCCGAAATCATGAAAGGCGCTTACGAACTCGGCCGAGCAGGGTTCAAGTATGACCAGATCATGGGTTCCATGAAGGGCATGCTTAATCTTGCGCTGGCTGGCGACATTGCAATTAAGGAAAGCTCCGATATCGCGACGAATATCCTGACTGCGATGCGCTTGCCAATGAAGACTGTCGAGCAAGCGTCGGACAGCCTGACCCGGGTCAATGACGCCCTGGCCTATTCCGCGTCAAACTCGAATACTGACGTTCGCATGATGGGCGAAACATTCAAGTACGTCGGCCCGATGGCGGCCGCTGCGGGAATGTCAATTGAACAGGTTGCGGCCGCATCTATGGTCATGGCCCGCAACGGCATCCGAGCAAGCGAAGCCGGTGTCGCAATGCGATCCGCACTCGTCCGCATGGTCCGGCCGACGAAGCCGATGCTCCAAGCTCTAAGCCGCATGAACGTCGATATTGATAAGTTCGTGAAAAGCGGCCGCCAGATCAGCGCGCAGGACGTCATATCGTCGCTTGCCGTCGACGGCATTGATGCAAGCTCGTTCTCGAAACAGATCGAGCAGGTTCTCAATGACCCGAGCCTTAATCAGTCATTGAGTAAGCTATCAGCCAAGCTTGCCGAAATCATCGGCGGCGACGGCACGGCGGTCGACAAGTCGAAGCTTGCCGAAACGATTACGGACGTTCTCACGGCCGCAGGTTCGGAAGTGGACTTTTTCGGTTTCATCCGCGCGCTTCGCGAAAAGGGTGCTGACCTTGGCGATATTGCCCGCATTTTTGACGCTCGACAGGGTTCGCGACTGATTACGCTTCTTGCCGGCGACCTCGATAAAGCCCTGTCCGACGTCGAGAAGAATTCGAAGGGCGCGACCGACCGCATGGCTAAAACGATGATGAAAGGCATCGTCGGGGATTGGGCCGAGTTCGAAGCGTCGGTCGAAAATCTATTTGTATCAATAGCGGAAAGTGGCGTCCTGAAAACCGCGTCCGAAGCTTTCAAGCTTGCCGCTGACGGCTTGAAGTCTCTCGCACAGTCAAATCCGAAGCTCCTCGAATTCGGAACTTACGCCCTCATGATTGCTGGTGTCCTCGGACCGATTGCCATTGTTGGCGGAGGCGTAATTTCATTCTTCACGTCCCTTCTCGCAATGCTTTTGCTCGTGACGAAGATCGGTCGTGGTGCGCTTGGGGTTGCCGGTGCCGCGATGGGTATCTCGGGGGCCGCTGGCGCAACCGGGGCCGGAGCGGCCGCGGCGGGCGCGGCGGCGGGTGCTGGCGCAGCGTCGAAGGGAAGCTCGCTTCTTGGAAAGGCTGCCAAGGGTGCCGGTATCATCGGCACGGCTTGGACGATAAAGGAAGTGCTCGACGCCGTGGACCCCGAGGGCAACCTTTGGGGTCTTACGAGCGGTATCGACGCGTGGATCGAAAGCAAGACCGGCATCAACCCGTCAAAGGTCGGCGGAAGCCAGCGCGTCGGGCCGGAAGCCACACCGGATGAAGGCCGGGCTCATGACATTTCCGAATGGCAAGCACGCCAAGCGGAGATTGATGCCCGACTTGCGCAAATCGAGAAAAACACTCACCCGGCAATGCGCGACATGCCGAACATCGAGCGGGACAATTTGCAGGCCGAGCGCTCTATGCTCGATCAGCAAATCAATGCGGCAGTACCGCAGGCGCAGCCTGCCGAGGCTGCGGCGGCCGCTAAACAAACGATGGACGGATACAACGCCGCACTATCGACCGAGCTTTCGGCCGCCGAACAGCAAATTGACGCGTTCATGGCACGCATCAAACAGAAAATGGCGACGACACTTAGCCCTGTTGTCGCCCCACGACTAGATATGTCTTCAATCAACGGCATTCATGCCGATATCGGGATAGGAGTGGATTGATGCTTTTCCTTCTCGGCGCATTGTCATTCGAGATTTGGCCGCTCAATCCAACTGGCACTGATAGTGAGAACGGCGGCGACTATGTCGAGAAACCAGTAATGGGCCGACGCCCCCCACTGGAATTTGTCGGCGAAGCTCCAGAAAGTTTTTCGTTCTCGGCCGTGCTGTTCCCGGAAAAGCTTGGCGGCCTTGAAAAGCTCGACCAGCTTCACGCCATCCGAAAGAGCGGCATTCCTCAATACCTCATGCGGGGGGACGGGAAGCCGCTCGGTTGGTTCGGAGTGGCCGCCGTAAAGGAGCAAGGGACGTATCTATCGTCGAAGGGTGTTGGACAGCAAATCAACGTCGAAATTAGTTTGCTGCGGGGCGACCCTCCGCAAGACGCTGACTATTTCGCATCGGTTATAGGGATGCTGGAATGAGTTACCAAGGCAGCGCAGAAACGATCGTCGTCAAAGGGGAAGCTATCACGCTTCCCCTTCTCGTTTGGAGGCGATTTAAACGGCAACCCACCGGCTTTGTTGAGCGTGTTCTTGACTTGAACCCCGGCATTGCAGACCTCGGTCCCTTCCTTCCGGTCGGAACCCAAATTCTGTTTCCGATCGATGCGCCAGAATTGCAGACGAAGGAACAAGACACCGTTCATCTTTGGGATTGATCGCATGGCAACGAACAATAAAACCGAGTGCGTTGTCATCGTCGACGGGCGAGACATTTCAAGCGCCGTAATGCCCCGGCTCCTCAATCTAAATATTTCTGACAAGGCAGGAGCGTCGAGCGACACTGTTCGCATCGACATCGACGATGCAGACGGGAAAATCCTACTCCCGAGTGAAGGCGTCTCTATTTCTGTATCTCTTGGATCAAGCGGGAGAGGCGCAAGCGTTGCGTTTCGCGGCGTTGTTGACGAGGTCCGATCTCGGGGGTCGCGCAGCGAGGGCCGGGTTCTATCAATCAGCGGAAAAGGCTTCGACGCGCAGGGAAAGGCCAAACAGCAACACGAAAGACATTGGGATAAACGTAAGCTTGGCGACGTGTTCACCGAAGCGGCGAAGATGGCCGGCATTGAAAAGGTGCGTGTCGACGAAGAACTTGCGTCGATCGTCCGGCCCTATTGGGCAATGCAATCAGAAACCTTTATTCACTTTTTTGAACGAATTGCTCGCGAGGTCGGCGGAACGTTCAAAATTTCCGAAGACGTCGCAATCCTTGCCAAGCGTAACGGAGGTAAGTCGGCCAGTGGTAAGCCGCTCGCGGTTATTAATGCCGCATACGGGGACAACCTAATCGCATGGGATATAGCGCCCGTTACCGGCCGGCCCCGATACTCCAAAACAAAAACGCGTTGGTACGATGCCAAAACCGGCACGTGGAAAACGGAAGAAGTTGAGATTGAGGACGAAAAGGCCAAGGCCGAGTTTATGAGCCGGTATCCGGCCGGGGATGCAGCCGAAGCAAAACGATTGTCAGAAAGCAGAAAAACGGACAGCGAGCGAGCCAAGGGCGAAGGTTCGATCACCATCGACGGCAATGCCGAAGCCCAACCCGAGGGAACCGTCAATCTAAGCGGTTCGCGCCCCGGGATCGATGGAACGTATCGCATCGACACCGTCAATCATGACTTTTCCCGCTCGACTGGTTGGGTAACGCGCCTCGACGTCAAGCAACCGCAAGGCGACGCGGGGACAGACAAGCGAAAGTCTTCAAACAAAAGCCGCACCGGAGGAAGGACGGCCGCCCGGCCGCCTTCTTCGTCGAACGCCGAACAGGCTGGAACGCCTTCCCTGTCAGGCAACCCCGACACCAATATCGCTTAAGCGCCGCCCCGGCGGCATTCACCGAAAGGAAATCGCATGACTACCGTGCTGACTATTCAGCGGCGGTTGGCTTCGCTCGGCTATAATCCGGGTGCGGCTGACGGCCTAATCGGCCCTAAAACGCTCTCCGCTATTGATGCGGCGCTTACGGCATTGGAGGGCAAAGGGGGCGCGCAGCCAAGCCCCGCAGTTCGGTTTCTGCCGGAAGAATGGCTCCCATGGGCGCAGATGCAACGTGTCATCGTCCATTGGACCGCCGGGGCAAACAAGGCGAGCGCGGTCGATAAGGCTCACTATCATGTGCTTATCGAAGGCGACGGCACTCCGGTGAAGGGCGATCCTTCGATCGCTGCAAACCAAGCGCCGGTATCGTCCGGCTATGCCGCTCACACGTTGAATTGCAATAGCGGCTCGATTGGCCTGTCGCTCTGCGGCATGGCCGGTGCGGTCGAGAAGCCGTTCAACGCTGGCAAATATCCAATCACCCGGCAGCAATGGGAGGCGGCAATAAAGGCCGTTGCCGACCTATGCCGCCGCTACTCGATCCCGGTCACCCCGTCGACCGTGCTTTCGCACGCCGAAGTGCAGCGCACGCTTGGCATCCAACAGCGGGGGAAATGGGACATTGCGATCTTGCCGTTTGAGCCTTCGCTCAACACGGCCGCTAAGGTCGGCGACGCATTCCGCGCCGCCGTCAAAACCATCCTCTAACCGAAGGAGAATTCGGAATGAGATTTTTTTCTATGATTGGCGTGGCAGTGTGCGCGGTTGCGGCTCTTGCCCTCGCGCTCCCGGCCGTTGCGACGGCCGAGGCCGCATCGTCACCGCCCGGCTTTTTTGAAAGCGTGAACCCGCTTCTCTTTAACCTCGTGTCGGCTGCGATCGCCGTCGGCGTGGGTTACGCGATCAAGCGGTTTACCGATTGGACCGGGATCGCGATCGAGGCGAAGCACCGCGAGGCGCTTCAATCGGCTCTCGAAAACGCCGCTCGGCTCGCTATCGGGCATCTGGAAAGCAAGCTGGTTGGCAAACCTGTCGACCGAAGTAATCCGGCCCTCTTGGCTGCGACAAAATACGTTCGGCAATCAGTTCCCGATGCGGTCGGCTTCTTCAAGCTGACGGACGATAAGATTACCGACCTTATCAGTCCTAAACTCATTCCGAAGGCATAGCGCCAATGACTGCGACCCTTCTCGGCATTCTCACGGGGGCGGCTGCAATAGCCGCCCTTTTCTACAAGGCGTTTTCTGCGGGCAAACGGGTGCAATCCGCCGAAGACTTAAGGGGCAAGGCGGATAGCTATGAAAAGGAAATCGAAAGGATTGGTCGCGCTGCCGATGCTCGCGCTTCTGCCGAGCGTAATGCTCGCGGCGGGATGCTCGATGACGAATGGACAAGGGATTAAGCAAGATGTGGACACGGACGCAGTTTGCGCAGTCTGGTTGCCGATCTCGTCGAGCAAGAGCGACACGGCGCAAACGAGGATCGAGATTAAGGGCAACAATGCCGCCCGGAAAGAATGGTGCAATGTCGCTTCATGAATTCTTGACGAGCCTCGGCCTCAATCCGAACTTCATCGTTGCGGGCACTGCCGGCGGCTTCCTGCGGGCGCTATCCAGAAAGCAATTCAAAATCCGCGAAGTCGTGTTCTCGCCGATATGCGGCGCTCTTGCTGCCGCTTATCTAACCGAGCCGATCATCCATTACGCCCGCATGATGAATTGGCCTATGCCGACCGACGGCGCTCCCGAGGCGACGAACAACGCAGCGGCCTTCATTGTCGGCGTCATAGCAATGTGGATTACTGACATTCTGGCCGACCGCCTTTTGCGCTTTGTAAAATCGCGAGACAAAGAATAA